TTTACACCAAATTTACACCAATTCAACAAGAATCTACCGTGTCACATTTGAAAGACGCTTTTCCCCATTCCGGAGAGGCGTCTTTCTTTTTTATATTGACCACGCGAAAAATGCACATTCCTTTATGGAAACCGAATAAAGATTTTGAAAGGAGACTTGCTAATGCTTGGTGTTATTGGAGCAGTTTTGATTGGCATTGGAGCAGCGCTTCTCGCTAAATGGATCAAAGGTTAAAAGAATTGAGCTCGTGTTTGGCGCACGGGCTCTTTCTTTTTGCTCACGCATACCTTAAAGTCTTTATAGAGTATTAAGGATGTGACAGCGATTGCTTCTTGGAGCAAGGGGACCACCGGATAACGATAGCAGTGATACAAAAAAAATAAAAAGGAGAATGTATATATGGCTACAATTATTCGGCCCAAAATTTCCGAGAAAAATCGATATTGGATTTCAAAGCATCGTTACTATGAATTAAAGCACTTCTGTCTTCAATATCCCGAGTGGAAGCAGGCTTATCAAAATCTCGATGGGATGCCCATGCAAACGCAGACTATCGGTGACCGCGTGAATTCCGGAGTTACCAGCAATCCGACCGAACGCGCTGCAGAAAGTCGTTTATATTTCCGTAAGAGGATGGACCTCATCGAAAATGCTGCAAGGGAGGCTGCTGAGGATCTAGCCGATCTCTTGATCGAGTCGATTACGAATGAAGTGTCGTATGAGAAGCTTTCCGCAAGAGGAATTGTTCCTTGTTGCAAGGATGTCTGGTATGCTGCGTACAGACGATTCTTTTGGTTATTGGATCAAGCGCGTAAATAACAAGCCCTTTTGTGAAAAATACGAAATGGAGGTATTTCTATGAAAAAACACTTATTCAAAGAATCGGATTATCAAATCGAATCGACAGAACTTGCAGGTGGTTTGGTTGCCTTCTTCGGAGGGTGGTTAGCCGGCTGCGCGCTGTTTGCAGCCTTCGATACTAAGCGTCGATTTTATTCAGACAGAACTCTGAAAATTTTGACTGTTATCGGATGCATTGGTGGTTATGCTGGCACTGTTCTCCACGATAAAGGAAATGTCACTATTGATGTCCATGTCGACTAATCAATGATGTAAGAGAAAAATTTCAAGAAATAACATAAACGTATCGGAGAGAGCCCGTGTAAAACGGGCTCTTTTCTTTATATTCGGAAGGGAGGTGCAAAAATGGAAATCGCAATTGCAATCGCGCTTGGTATTGGCATTCTGTTTTATATTCGCAACAGAGCGAAATGCGTCGGGACAATTCTCGCTCTGTGTCCAGATGACGGGGGAACTCCAAGCTTGCTGTTGGAGCTCAACCCGAATGGATTAGAGCGGATTATGGCATCTAATGCTGTAACACTCAAAGTTAGAATTTCCAAAACCACCACGCGAAAATAACACTTGCTTGTATGGAGAAATCCGATATGAAAAAGGAGGATATGAAATGGACTATACTTTGAAGAAAAAACTGGAGGAAGAATGCGAAAACACTTTGGAAGCTGTATCTCAAGCCGTTGTCGGCACTGAAGAGGCAAAAGCTCAGTTGGAGAAGCTCGCTATGCTGCATAAGCTGCGGATGGAAGAGGAAAAGATTGATTGCGTCAACCGCGATCGCCTGTCTAAAGAGACTTGTGATCGGATGGAAGATCGCAACAAAAAGATCGATAACCTGCTGAAATTCGTGGCTAATGTAGCTGCGATTGTCGTCCCCACTGCTGCGTCCTGCTTCTGGATGAGAAAGGGCATGAAGTTTGAGGAGACAGGTTCCTATACCGGTCGTACTCCCCAGTGGGTAAGTAGCTTTTTCAGATTGTTCCAGAAATGATCGGAACCCGAAGATCGGGCTCGTGTATTTTACACGGGCTCTTTCTTTTTTCGCGAAATAAACATGGACTTTTATGAGAAACCACATATAAAGGAGAGGTCATTATGGCACATAATAACGTATGTATCTACGCATTCAACAAGCTGAGTCGAGTTGTGGACTACGAGCTGTTCGAGGAAGATGGACATTCTTTCGATACTGCAAAGTGGATCGCCAATGATATGGTCGAAAAGAACGGTGATATTAAGGAGATCTATGTCGTAAGCAATCGAAGAAATCTGTATAAGGATTTTCTCAACGCAACGAGATCCGCTGACTTTACGAAGCAGGTTGAATTCAAAGACATGATTGCCCGAATGGGATTCTGCGCTTTTAGGCGGTAACTTAAGGGAGGAGCTCTAACAAGGGCTCTTTCCTTTCGCATTGATGTTATCAACTTTACATATCTGATTTTTAACTTATGAGATACCATTTTGAGAAACCATCCACTTTCTTCATACGCCAATATGGAAAAACATATATTTGCGACCATCCTCTCTACTCGAGTTGTACACTCTTTCAAATTGGAACCAAGGGGTTAGCGGTCATCCAGCAACGGTTCGATGAAGAACGGAAATCTACCTGGTGGTCAGAACTGGACCCGTGGATTCCGGATGCAATCTATCTCTCTCCTAATTTCCTGCAGTATTTTGAATCCAGAGCAAAAGAGCCCACGAATGGTCTGTATCCAACAGTGTCCGTACGACAAATCATGTGGGCATTAAAGCTGAAACCATTACCGAAGCACCGGTGGGAAACCGTGTTTGACCGTAAGGAAATTTAACCGCGAAATTTACAGAGTGCTTTATGAAAGAATCAACAAAATTTGGGAGGTATTTTTATGGAACTCTTGAGCGTTATTTTCTTTACTTTTCTGAACATAATCGCGTTCATTGTATGCATCCGGTGCGGAAAGGTTCTGATTAAAGCACTCAATAGATTGTTTGATGCGATTGAGAACAAGTTCTGTTGAATCAAGAAATCGAGTCTGTGCTAGCCAAGCATCGACTCGATTTCTTTTTTTTTTCGAAATTATATTTTAGGAGGAAGAAAAATGAAGACTTCGCAATGGTTCAAAAACAATGCGCCTGTATTTTTCAGTGTCGCAAGCGTCCTCGGAGTTATTATGACTGCGTATTTCGTAGCCAAGGCAGCACCCGACGCGGAACGAGATCTGATGAATGCAGAAGACGAGAAAGGAGGAGTTCTGACAACAACAGAAAAAATTCAGATTGCCGCGCCTCATTATTTCCCCGCTGCCGTTTGCTGTACAGCAACAGTGGCTGGAATTTTGGGTGCTCAGATTTTGGATCGAAGGCGGCAAGCATCTCTAATCAGTGCCTATACTGCCCTTGAGCAAGCATTCCTGGCTTATCGCAATAAGGTTATCGATCTGGAAGGACCTGAAATGGATCTCGCTGTCCGGAAAGCGATGGCCCTGGAGCATAAGCAGGAAAGCGATGACGACCCGCCATGGGACCGGGTACAGACGTTCTACCTGGAGGGATATGATAGGCCAATCTTCTTTGAGCGGACAATGGATCAAGTATTCAAGGCCGAATACCATCTGAACCGGAATTTTGCCTTGAAAGGGGTTGTGACTTGGAATGAATTCCTGGATTTCCTCGGTCTTCCGCTTGACGAAAAGAACGGAGAGCGTCTTGGCTGGGAGCAGTACATCGGTGACGCATTCTATGGCTATCACTGGATCGACTTCGATCACCATTACCAGTCTCAAGATGATGGTTTAACTGTATGCGTTATCGACATACCATTTGAGGCACATCCGCTGGTCGAAGATGAGTTTGAAACCGGACTTATTGATCACGCGAAATAATCAGCGGCTTGTATGAAAAACAAAATTTTCGGAAGGAGAAAGCAAAATGAAAAACGTTAATTGGACAAAGATCTTGGGGGTCGCTGTGACTATCGGAGGTATCGTTATCAATTTGGCAAGCGATGGTCTTCGGAAGCGGGAGCAGGACGCCTTGATCACAGAGAAAATTCAGGACGCTTTGAACAATCGCGAAAAATGAGTTTTCGAAACGGAGGAGTACTGCAAAGGCTCTTCCGTTTCCTATTTTGGAGGGCCGGATGGTGACCAAAGAATTTGCGATTATCTGCTTGAGACGATACGACCGGCATACATTGCATTCACTCCGAATGATGAAACATATGTGGCTTGGCCCGATCTTCGATCTCGATGTGTACTTTAAGCGCGCAGTGTACCGTCATGTACTGGCCAAAGAATTGATTAAAAGGATCGAGAAATCAACGGACACGCCGCTCCAGGTAGTCCGTGATCTCTATTATTCTATGGATTATATTCTTGGCGAATCGGATGACGATCATTTTGAAACTCATGAGTTTGCGAGCACTATGTGTTTGCTACTGGATGGAATTATTCGATATATGAAATGGGAGGAAAAAGAAGCGTATGAAAAAATGGACGATCAATTGGCAGCAGCTTTTGAATACAAGCCGATATGAACTGCAGAAGCGAGCGCCGGAACTGTTACTCGGTTTTGGCACCGCAGGCATGATCTGTACAGTTGTTATGGCGGTTTACGCTACACCCAAGGCTCTCAAAAAGATTGAGGAAGTCAAACAGGAGAAGGGTATCGATAAGCTGACTGTATCTCAAACAGTTAAAGCTGCCTGGAAATGTTATCTTCCGGCAACAATTACCGGCAGCCTGTCTACCGGATGCATCATCAGTTCCGGAGTTATTACCGGAAAGCGAAACGCAGCCTTGGTGACCGCTTGCAGTCTTGCCGAATCCAGTTTGCGCGACTATCAGTCCAAAGCGATCGAGATGATCGGCGAAGAAAAGAATAAGCAAATCCTTGAGGCTGTGGATCAAGAACGTCTGGAGAAAACAAACATTCCGGAGGAGCATCAGCTTCCCCCTATCGGCCCTGAAGGGTTAATGCTTTGTCTGGATTCAATTTCCGGGCGGCCATTCTTCTCCAATCGGGAGATTCTGGATAGGGTAGCAAACGAATTGAATCGGCAAATGATGACAGGAAGCGAATTATACGTTTCACTAAATGAGTTTTACTATGAAGTTGACGCAGCCGACCTTGGCCCCATCGATATTGGCGAGTATCTTGGTTGGAACATCAATCGGGGGTTGATTACGCTCCGATATTCCTCTCAACTGTATAAGGGCCGCACTCCCTGCTTGGTGGTATCTCATGATATCCCCCCTGAATACGATTACACGAACTGCTAACCGCGAAATTTACAGAGTGCTTTATGAAGGGATTACCCTTAATTACGAATAATTATGAAGGAAGGAAATGACTTATGGAAACTGAAGTTATCAACAACGAGGCTGTTGCTGACATCGCTGAATGCACCCAGCACACTGGCGACATCGGCCTGGGACAGTGTGCGTTGATCGTTGGAGGTATCGCCCTCGCGGTTGGCGCTGTTAAGGTCGGTCGGAAGTATTGGGCTGCTTACAAAAAGCGGCATGGGATTCGCCTGGTTGATGAGGAGAAAGTTCCAGTAGAGGAAGACCCCGAAGCGTAACGGGAATCCAAGAAGGCGAAAGTGCGTATTACAAGCGCTTTCGCTTTTTGTTTTCGAAAGGAGAAAATACAATGCCTGAGTACAAATCAAATTCCAATCTCTCCAGAAATCAGCAATCAAACCATCCACCGATTCCCGAACGGCGTATCGAAAAAGTCGTTACCGGCGGTGTACATCAGCAGAAGAAAGTCGGTTTGCGAAAAGTTCTGAATGCTTTATTCCCTGGAGATATCGGCACGGTTATCGATTATATTTTGACCGACGCTCTGCTCCCCTCTGTGAAGGGTGTGATTCACGACATCATTTGCAACAGTGCCGACATCATGCTGGGCGAAACACGAAAGCGCGGGGCCCGGGCCCCCTCCGTGCGGGTTAGCTACCGCGAATGTTATCCGGAACAGGACGACCGCCGACCGAGATCGAGACCTCGGAGTTCCTCTACCTATGACTATGACGACATAATCTTCGACAACCGCGTAGATGCTGAAGAAGTTCTGTATAAAATGGAAGAGCTGGTAAAGAACTTCGGAAATGTCAGTGTTGGCGACATGTTCGATATGGTCGGTCTGTCTTGCGAATTTACCGCAAATAAGTATGGCTGGAAAGATCTTCAAGATATTCTAAATGCTCATGTTGAGCGTACTGGAGGCGCGTGGCATATCAGTTTGCCCACGCCTATTCTGATTTAACACTCGAAAGGAGAAAATAAAAATGAAGGAAAATACAACTATTAAAGGGTATAAGGTTTTCAATCCTGACTGGACCTGCCTAGATTTTCAGTATTCCTGCCCCGGTATTTTTGAGGAGGATGTTACTCCTTCTGTTTGCAATCGTGGCTTCCATTTCTGCCCCAGAGCCGTTGACTGTTTCAATTACTATTCGTTCGACCCCGATAATAAGGTCGCCGAAGTCATCGCACTTGGAGAAGTCAATGGAGATGGCGACAAACTCTGTACAAATAAGATTCAGATCGTCCGTGAACTTTCCTGGGCAGAAGTGCTTGAGATCGTTAACACCGGTAAAGACTGTACCGGCCTCGGGAACTCGGGCAACCGGAACTCGGGCGACTGGAACTCGGGCAACCGGAACTCGGGCAACCGGAACTCGGGCGACTGGAACTCGGGCGACTGGAACTCGGGCGACTGGAACTCGGGCAACCGGAACTCGGGCGACCGGAACTCGGGCGACCGGAACTCGGGCGACTGGAACAAAACAAACTTCAGCAATGGCTGTTTTAATACGAACGAACCCAAGATCTATCTCTTCAATAAACCCTCCAATTGGACTTACCGGGATTGGAGAAACAGCGATGCCTGCTGCATTCTCTCTGATATGCCATATTCTGGTAAAATGCTGGAATATATCTATCTTGGAGATATGACTGAGGATGAAAAGAAGGCGCATCCTGAAGCAGAAACGACCGGGGGATATCTTAAACTTATCGAGGAAAGGGAAGCTAATCAGATATGGTGGGACGGCCTGAACATCTATGCGCAGGGCAAAGTCTGTACGATGCCTAACTTCGACAGAGATATTTTCAAAGAGATCACCGGCATCGATGTGGGGGATTGAAAGGAAAAGTTCGATGAAACAAGATATTTATGCATTGGCCTGCGAGGTGGCCGATGAGCGGAATCTTTTACCGAGATTAAGCATTACATCTGATGCCAAGACAATGTGTGTTGAGTATACTCTTAAGAAAGGCGAGAAGACGTTCTCCTCCGAGATTGACTTTGAAGTGGCCGGTTTGCGATACTTTAACGATGCTGATGTGCGGGAAGCACTCCATCAATTGGCCGATCGTGTACGCCAGAAGGCAGAATCCCCGAAGTACGGTCTCCCGACGAGGCTTTACCTCGCTGTGAGAGAGTTGCTGGGCATTCGTACAAAATCTCCGGTATATTTCTATGGAGGTGCCGCATGAGAAAGAAAAGAGCGTCCGCAAAGATCATTACCGCGCGAATTCTGTTCGTCGGCACTGTCATGATGATCGTTCTCGTAATCCTGACTATTATCCTAAACTAAAGCGCGATATTGAAAGAGGTAATCGAAAATGGAAATCGCAATCAAGAACTTCACATGTAAAGGAAAGCACTTCTCGGAGATCGTTGTAGACATTCCGCAACACTCTGAGATGGATGACGTTTGGGCTGATAAAATCGGCCATTATATTTTGAATGAGATCACTGCTTGCTACATGGGCGAGGATAGTGATCTTCACGGTGCTTCAAAGGAGGTGCTCCCCGCATGAATGTAAGGATTATTAACCCCGAGGTTCTGACGAATCTCTACAAAAACCATGGCGAGTTCGCGCATGTCTGTTATGACACTTCTTCATCTTTTGCAGAAAAGATCGGAAAAACCTGTGCAGATCAGGGACATATGAGCGGAAGTCGCTGCGAGTACATCAAATTTGAGATTGCCGGCCTTGATCGTGGAACCTCCGAACAGTGCCTGCGTCATGAGATCGGCACAGACGTTCCTGTGAATCAGCTGGACAATTATTCCTTCTCTGATTTCTCCGAGCAGGTCATCGATGTTTCTCCTGATCAGATTGTCAAGAATATGGCCAGCTTCCGCTACATCGATAAGGAGGGTTTTCAATACGCCATTCCTCGAACGATCCGGAATTGTCAACGTGCTATGGAAGAGTACCAATCCTTGATGGCTCAGATCAACACATCTCGCAGTGTCATTAAGGAAGCGCTTCTGGAAGATGGCGTCAATACCAGGGAAGCCGTCCAGGCTGCCAACTTCGTACTCCCCCGGGCTACAACTACTACCTTTGTTATCGGTTTCACGCCTGAAGCCCTGATCCACTTTTGCCACAAACGATTGTGCAACCGTTCCCAGGAATTCATTCGGGATGTAGCAGCCAGAATGCGAGGTGAGGTCATGAAATACAATCCTCAGTTTGCGAAAGAACTTGTCCCGCATTGTCAGTATCTTCTATGGTGTCCTGAAAAGGGCGCTAGCTGCGGTATGTACCCCACTCGAGACGAGCTCAAAAACAAAATCAATCAGAATTTGGAGGTTTGAAATGTTATTTGATGACATGAAGATCGTCCGATATGACGAGTATTGCAAAACCTGTAAATTCCGTGATTTTAAGGAGACCGATCACCCGTGTGCTGCGTGCCTCGAGATCCCGGCAAGACCCGATTCCGAACGTCCCGAATACTGGGTGCAGGAATGATCGGCCATGGCTACAAAACACTACACCAGGAGGGATAAACTTTGCGAGGAATGTGGCATTATCATGAAAAACGTAATGCCACAACGTCGTTTATGTAGCGACTGCATGAAAAAGCATCGAAAACGTGCACCAGTTACGCATCATGTTGCGTTTCGCCGTGGGCCAAATAGCTTTGAGAAGAAAAAGAAATCAGAGCCGATTCGTCCCCCGAAACCTGACGAAGCATGTAAAGGCTGCCAATACTGGAGAGGCAGTACACCCGGTTTCTACTGTTGTAATTATATTTTTGATGAGGGTCACTCTCGCGGATGTCCTCCCGGAAAAGACTGTACCAAGCGAAAATAACCGCGAATATTTCACATTCCTTTATGGATCGCTATCCACATCTTAATCAAAGCGAAGGAACTCGGCATTTATGCAAGCTCTTTCGCTTTTATATTTTCTATTTTTAGGAGGAACTTTTATGAAATTCACTATCAACCTGAAGCAGATGTATCATTCTTTTCGTTTGACCGCGAAGGAATACAGCCCTGAAGCTTTGGTCTTCCTGGGTGTTTGCGGTACCGCAATCGGTACGGTAATGGCTTGCCGCGCCACCATGAAGCTAAAGCCTGTTCTGGAACAGCACGAAGAAGCCATTGGCAAAATCCATGACAACCATCAGGAGGACACCGAAACAAAGGAAGAAAAGCAGGAGCTCGCCCAGGCATATCTGCATACGGGCACGGAGCTGGTCAAGCTGTATGCCCCCAGCGTTACAATCAGCCTCCTGTCTGTCACTGGTATCCTGACTGGCAACCGCATTTTGAGGCAGCGGAATATTTCTCTGGCAGCGGCTTATGCTGCCCTGGACTCCGGCTTCAAGCTTTATCGCAGCCGAGTGGTTCAGCGGTTTGGCGAGGACGTAGATCAGGCTCTGCGATTCGGCACTGAGACCCAAACCATCGAAGAAACGGTTACGGATGAGAACGGCAACGAAACCGTCGTGAAGAAGGATGTAGAGGTGATGCCTGCATCCGGTCCTTCCGACTATGCGAGATATTTCGCTTATGGTGACGCCAAGGCTGCCGAACCCAACTTTGATTACAACGAGTTCTTTCTGCGCGGGCAGGAGGAAGTTGCCAACCGTATTCTGAGAGCTGACGGTATGATGTTCCTGAACGATGTCTACAAGATGCTGGGCATTGAACCTTCCATTGCCGGCCAGACCGTGGGTTGGGTCTATGATAAGCACAGCGAAGATCATGGCGATAACCATATCGATTTTCGCATCAAGGAAGTCTATCGTACCGTCCAGGGTCCCAATGGTGCGTACCAGGAAAAGGTTCTGATGATCGATCCCAATGTCGATGGACCTATCTTGAACCATGCCATGCGGAACGCCCTTCTCACAAAATAATTAGGAGGTCATTATGAGAACCGCAGTAAGAAAGCTGACTGCAATGTTGTTTACAACAATAGCAAGTATCTGTTTTGCAGGGGGTGTGGCGGTTCTTTGCCACAATAATTAACTCCCCTCAATTATATTCGAAAGGATGATGGGATGAATTATTTAGGTGAGCTTTTATTTTCCCTCGATAATCTGCTGGACACAAGCAGAAAGCGCCATATTACCGGAGGTGTTCTTTTGAGCATCTCCGCTCTTTTTGGCGGGCTGGCAGTGACTGTTTTTACGATAAAAAGCGAAGAAGGAGCATAATGTATGAACTCAGCAATAAAAACGCTGTTGGCGTTTGCTGCTGGCTGCGGTCTAGGTTACCTGGTCGCAGCCAAAACGCTTTCCGATAAATATGATCGGAGAGCTCAGGAAGAAATCAATGCTGTCAAAGACGCTCTGAGGAAGAGGCATGAGGGTGTTTCGGAAAATGACAGTGAATCCAGCACTCAGAGCGTACGGGAGTACGAAGAGCGAGTTGTTGGTCTGGGGTATTCACAGCCAACTCGTCCCGAAAAAGATCCTGCACCGTATGTAATCTCTCCCGACATGTTTGGGAATCGTGACAACTACGAGCAGATCACTCTGACCTACTATAGCGATGGTGTTCTGACTGGCGATGACGACCGGCCGATTGCAGATGACATGATTGAACAGACGATCGGCAAAGAAAGCCTCCAGCACTTCGGCGAACATGACGAGGATACCGTTCTTGTTCGTAACGAACGTCTGAAAGTTGACTACGAGGTTGTTAAGGAGTACATCAGCTATAAAGACTTCCTGAGCGATCAGCCCTATTTGACCTAATTCGAGTGAGGTGAAGATTCTTTGCAGAAAACGATGGGAAGAATCCGTCCCGATATTTATACTGACTATTTTGCCTGGATTCTCTCTCGAATCGGAGATTGGGGAATCTACAAGAGTCAGATGTACGAGGACCTGCTTTGGCAGATGTATGAAACCCCTTTCCAGGCTCTTATCGATATGGATGAGAACCGAATCCGGGACGGCATTGATCTTCGTCAGCACTTCGGTCGGGAGGTCGGATATACGGCTTCTGCGATTGATAACGAATTCCGTTATAAACCTTGCAGCATTCTGGAAATGATGGCTGCGCTCTGCCTTCGTTGTGAGATTCACATCATGTTCGACCCGGATATTGGGAATCGAACCGGAAAGTGGTTCTTCGAGATGATTAAAAGTCTTGGGCTGGACGATATGACCGACATGACATACGACGAGCAAAATGTAAGTTGTATTCTCGACCGGTTTGTTCAAAGAAGATATTGGCCGAACGGACGCGGCGGATTATTCACTTTGAACCTCGGTCGAGATCTTCGGACAATGGAGATCTGGTCCCAGGCCATGCTCTACTTCACTAACTTATGCGAAAGGAGATGATCAGATGTGTCGGAAAACCATTTATATTCTGCCTGATGATCCTAGGTTATATAAACAGCTTAGAGCGATTCAGAAGCAGCAGACCGCAGTTCGGACTGGACTGACTCTGGTTCTGGTCGGTATTACTGTGCTGGCCCTGGAGATTGGAGCACTGAGGGAAGAGCTTCGGAGATCAAAGAAAAGGCAGGACAATTAAACCAATGGTTGACTTTTTCACGATTGGTACTCGCCCCACAAAACGAGGAATCACCGAGATCTACCCGAAGTTCCGAATTCGGAATCCGAGTGAGCATCTTATGATCCGAGGAAGAGACTTCTATGCGATTTGGGTTGAGGAGACTGGATTGTGGTCAACGAGTGAACAAGACGCCATTGACATCATCGATGGCGAACTGGATAAGTACGCTCGAGAGAATGGAAAATATTTCGAAGGCGGTTATCGTGTTCTGCATTTGTGGGACGCCGAAAGTGGAATGATTGATGACTGGCATAGGTACTGTCAACGCCAAATGCGCGACTCATTTCATACACTCGATGGAAAAATGATATTTTCCAACACTCCGACAGATCGCTTGAACTACGCATCCAAACGTCTTCCCTACCCACTCGAACCGGGAGATTACTCTGCCTGGGATCGTCTGGTCTCTGTATTATATTCTCCTGAGGAGCGAAAAAAGATCGAATGGGCCATCGGTTCAATTGTTTCAGGAGACAGCAGAGATCTCCAAAAATTTATGGTCTTTTACGGTGCGGCAGGTACTGGTAAATCGACAATTCTGAATGTTATCGAAAAACTGTTTGAAGGATACACTAGTGTTTTCGATGCCCGTGCTCTTGGATCCGCCAACAATTCATTTGCCTTGGAGGCTTTCAAGAGCAACCCACTTGTCGCAATCCAGCACGACGGCGATTTGAGCAAGCTGGAGGATAACACAAGGATCAACAGTGTTGTCAGCCATGAGCTTATGACCGTCAATGAAAAATTCAAAAGCGCGTATTCCAATAGGTTCCGATGCTTCCTGTTCATGGGAACAAACAGGCCCGTTCGGATAACGGACTCCAAGAGCGGTTTGATTCGAAGATTGATCGATGTATCTCCTTCTGGAGAAAAAGTCGGCCATTCTGAATACAAGCAGCTGATGACACAAATCAATTTTCAGCTTGGAGCTATCGCTTATCACTGTTTGGAAGAGTATCTTGACCATCCGCATGCTTATGACGATTATATTCCCGTTAGTATGCTGGATGCAACAAACGACTTCTATAACTTCGTGATGGATAGCTGGAATGTATTCAAAAAGGATAACGAAACCACTCTGAAAGCCGCCTGGACAATGTATAAGACCTACTGCGAGGATGCCCGGGTTACATATCCGTATCCGCAGCGAGCCTTCAAAGAGGAACTCAAGAACTATTTCAAGGAATACAAAGAACGGGAAATTCTTCCTGATGGAACAAGAGTTCGGAGTTATTACTCGGGATTCCGCGTTGAGAAGTTCCAGATGCCCACCGCCATACCTGAACCGCCGAAAAATATTCCGGAATGGCTTCAGTTAAAAGAGCAACCTTCTTTGCTGGACACAATGCTGGCGAATTGTCCGGCACAGTATGCTTCTGAAAAAGGCGCTCCTTATAAGAAATGGGCCGAGGTTCATACAACACTGAAAGATCTGGACACCAGAAAGCTGCATTATATTCAGCCTCCCGAGATTCACATTGTCGTTGACTTTGATTTGACTGGCGACAATGGAAAAAAGAGCTTCGAAAGAAATATCCAGGAGGCTGCTAAATGGCCGCCTACGTACGCCGAGGTGAGTAAGAGTGGCTGTGCGATCCACCTCGAGTATATTTACACCGGTGATGTCTCAAAATTGAGCCGCGTGTATAGCGAGCACATCGAAATAAAAGTGTTTACAGGAGGGAGCAGTCTCAGGCGAAAACTGACGAAGTGTAATAACACACCTGTTGCAACTCTTCAGAGCGGCCTCCCTCTTAAGGAGGCGAAGAAAACGGTTAGTTTGGAGGCAATACAGAGCGAAAAAGGCATCCGTAATTTGATCTTGAGAAACTTAGCAAAAGAGATTCATCCCGGGACCAAGCCCAGTGTTGACTTTATCTATAAGATCCTCGAGGATGCTTACAACGACAAGAGTCTCAGCTACGATGTCAGCGATATGCGAAATGCCGTTTACGGATTTGCATCTCACAGTACGCATCAGGCTGATTATTGCATGAAACTCGTTGGAAAAATGAAGTTTCGCTCTGAAGACAGGATTCAGGCAATGGAAATATCGAGGGATGAAATGCCCCCGATTTTCTATGATGTGGAAGTGTTCCCGAACCTGTTCCTGGTCAACTGGAAACTAATGGGTGAAGGAAAACCTGTCATTCGCATGATTAACCCAAAGCCAGCAGAAATTGAAGAACTGATTCGGTATAAGCTGATAGGCTTTAACTGCCGCAGGTACGACAATCATATTCTTTATGCGCGTCTTATGGGCTATAGCAATCTTCAATTATACAATCTCAGCCAGCGAATCATCAACAGTGGCAAGGGAAATCGAGATTGTTTCTTTGGAGAGGCTTACAACCTAAGTTACACCGACGTTTATGACTTTGCATCGGCCGATAATAAGCAGAGCTTGAAGAAGTTCGAAATTCAGCTGGGCATTCATCATCAAGAGCTGGGGCTTCCATGGGACAAGCCGGTTCCCGAAGAGCTTTGGCCAAAGGTTGCTGAGTATTGCGATAATGACGTGATTGCTACTGAAGCGGTTTTCCATCACTTATCCGCTGACTGGACAGCACGGCAGATTCTGGCTGACATTGCGGGCATGACGGTTAACGACACGACGAACAGTCTAACTTCCCGGATTATATTCGATCGTGTTCAGCGTCCGCAGGAAGAATTTAATTACCGCAATATGGCAGAACCAGTCCACGAACTGAAACCTGCGGTCATGGAATTCCTCAAGAATGCCACACCAGAAATGCTGGAATTTCCCCACGGCGATGAAAAGAGCCTGCTTCCTTATTTTCCAGGTTACAAGTACGAACGTGGTATTTCCACCTATCATGACGAAATTGTGGGTGAGGGTGGATACGTCTATGCGGAACCTGGGATGTATTTCGATGTTGCGTTGCTGGATATCGCTTCCATGCATCCGCATAGCGTAATTGCCGAGTGCCTGTTTGGCCCTCGCTTTACCAAACGCTTTAAGGAGATCGTTGACGGTCGTGTCAGTATCAAACACAAGGCTTGGGATGAACTGAATGGCATTCTTGATGGGAAACTTACTCCCTATATCGAGAAGGTAAAGAATGGCGAAATGACCGCAAAGCAGCTGGCAAATGCTCTGAAGACCGCTATCAATTCTGTCTATGGCCTAACTTCTGCTGCGTTCGAGAATGCTTTCCGTGATCCCAGGAACAAGGACAACATCGTCGCGAAACGTGGCGCTTTGTTTATGGTTGATTTGAAAAAAGAGGTTCAGAACAGAGGATTCACAGTGGCACATATCAAGACAGACTCGATAAAGATTCCCAACGCCACACCGGAGATCATCGACTTTGTCATGGAATTCGGAAAGCGCTATGGTTACACCTTTGAACATGAGGCCACTTATGATCGAATGTGTCTGGTCAACGATGCGGTTTATATTGCTCGATATGATACGGTGGAATCCTGTCAGAAGAAGTACGGCTATGTACCCAGCGATGTGAAAGAGTATCCCGGAGAGTGGACAGCCACTGGAAAGCAGTTTGCAGTTCCCTACGTCTTCAAAACCCTGTTCAGCCACGAAGACATTCTCTTTGAGGATATGTGCGAGACATTCTCCGTCAGTGGCGCCCTGTATTTGGACATGAATGAAGCGCTTCCGGAAGTGGAAGAAGCTGAAAAGGCCTTGGCAAAGCTGATGAAGGGCCTGGGGCTATCTTTCGACGAGCTGCTTGATTTCAGAGAAACCGGCGAGCTACCCGAGCACTGCAACAGTGTGGATAACGTAATCCGCCTGAAGGAATTGCTGAGCCAGATTGATGAAGGCCATGACTACCACTTCGTTGGGAAGGTCGGACAGTTCACACCCATTCTGAAAGGCTGTGGCGGCGGCATTCTGCTGCGTGAGTCCGGAGGGAAATACTATGCTGCCACCGGAAGTAAGGGTTATCGTTGGATGGAATCTGAAATGGTTCGGACTCTGAATCTGACGAATCAGATCGATCGCAGCTTCTACAAGCGACTTGTTGACGACGCAGTTGAGGCTATCTCCAAATATGGAGACTTCGAGTGGTTCGTTGACGAATCCCATACTCAAGCTGCGTAAGTACATTATTGGAAATCAAATTCAAAAATGAAAGGACAAAAACAAAATGAAACGTGCAAAAAAGACTTTGGCAATGCTCCTGTGTCTCATGTTGGTGGCGACGTGTCTGGCCGGCTGCGACCTAGATTCGACTGTCGAATCATACAACTCTGAGACGGATCGTGACGCGCAGATCAAGGTTGCGGGGACGCTGGCGGACAATCAGCCTACCCCTACCGATATCAACTACTCCTTGGAGCGGTATAACCTGATTCGCCGTGCTTATTGGGTGAACGGCCAGCGTGAAAAGGCTAATACACTTGTATGTTCTGTGGAAAAACCCCTGGGTTATGCGGTATTACTCACGGAATCGGGGGCAGTTGTAGGCTCTTTTGTGGTGGATGGTAAGGTATCATCCTTGAACTCTTTTCTGACGCCCGATAGCGAGTATTATGAAATCGCAAATGGCGGATCCTGGACATATCGCAATGAATGGCTGGCGGATGTGGACGGTTCCTATGGAGCAAACGACAACGGGATTTTCTTCTTTACACCGGATGGAAAATATATTGAATGGACCGGCATCTATCTGTATTCTGACATTCCCTTTATCGTGGAGAATCCTGTGCTGACGGTGGGCGAGAACGGAGGGATCACACAATGAAGAACGCGGTCAAATATATCCTGCTCAGCATTGCCGCAATCGCGTTCCTCTGGGCAGTGATCTTTTTCGTGTTTACCCCGGCCGGACGCGCCGTGTGGAACAGCTATACCTACTCCCTGCACAAGGTTGATGACGCCACGCTGTATAAGACACGGAAACAGGTAGAGGACACCTGCCGCAGTATGCAGGCATCGTATGAGGCGGATCGGTTGGTTTATGAACAGTACAAGGACAGCGACAGTGAAGAAAAGCAGAGCTGGGCGGAACAGGCTAAAATGAGGGCAAACAAAACCGCGACCAGCTACAATGAGTATATTCTGAAAAATACCTATGTGTGGGAGAAAAATATCCCTCCCGACATAGACTCTGAGCTGCCGTATCTGGAGTAAACAATGTTTCGGTAAAAAGGAGCTGGTAAATAAATAGTAAACCCAATACCCAGGCTGCATAACTATGCAATATTTGAAATCACGATGAAAAACGAAAGGAAAAAAATATGATCGGAAATACTATCACTATCGACAACACCAAGTTTATCTATGCCACCAACTTTGCCGGTAATCCGGATAACGACCGTTATGGTGATACTCGCCGGAAGATGAATATCATCGTTCCCGAGGATCTGGCAAAGGAGCTAATTAAGATCGGCGTGAATGTTCGTCAGACCAAGCCCCGTCCCGGAGAGGAAGAGGATTTTGTGCCCACGTTCTTCACTCAGGTGCTTCTGAAGTACCGCGACAAGGCCGGTATGCAGATGAAGTATCTGCCTCGTGTCTACCTGGTCAATGACCGGGACGAGGAGATTCTGCGCACAGAAGACGATGTGGCCGAACTGGACAGCATCCGTGTTAAGAACGTCAAGTGCGTTCTGAATGTGCGCGACTATGGCAGCGGCAAAAACCTGTATATCCGCGTGATGTACGTGGAGCAGGATTTGGATGATGACCCCTTTGCCGCGGTATACCGCCGCCGCAGAGAAGAGGCTGAGTTTGGGCTTCGGCATGATTAAGTAATCTGGGAGGCTTGTCCTCCCGTTTACATTATATTTTCAGGAAAGGAGGAATTCTTATGTGGAAGGTTTGGTTTAAGGAAACCGGTGTGGACAATGAGATGCATATCGCATGTCTGGAAAAGAGCTACAAGACCAAGGGTAATGCCGCAAAGTACGGCAAAAAGGTCTTTGGTGACTCCAGAGAATTCATTGTCGCTCAGGAAAACCCGTTTAAGTAATCCAGATTGAAGAAAGGTAGGCCATGGCCAATATAAAACTCTGCGAGCATCAGCTGAAAGCACTTGAACGCCTAAAAAACGGCTGCGTGCTCCGTGGCGGCGTCGGTAGTGGAAAAAGCATTACCGCATTAAGTTGGTACTATCTTGAAAATGGTGGCGAACAGGATAGTTTAGAGGGCGGAGATTATATTCCTATGGACGATCCGCCTGCTGATCTTTACATCATCACCACTGCATGGAAGCGCGACACATTTGAATGGGAAAAAGAAATGGCACCTTTCCTGTTGTTTACAAATCCGGAAACCAATCTATATGGGAACCGGGTTATTGTGGATAGTTGGAATAACATCCGCAAGTACACACAGGTCAAAGGTGCTTATTTCTTGTTCGATGAGCAAAAGGCAACCGGCAGTGGTGTGTGGGTCAACAGCTTCCTGAAAATCGCCAAAGCTAATCACTGGATTATGCTCTCGGCTACTCCCGGAGATAATTGGAAAGATTATATTCCGCTATTTGTCGCAAACGGATTTTATAAAAATCGAACCCAATTTCTTCGGGAGCATGCCGTCTATTCCAGATACGTACACAGCTATCCAAAGATCGAACGATTCATTGGCGAACCTAAGCTGGAGCGGCTGCGGTCTCAGATTCTCGTCGATATGGATTTCGACAGACCTACGATCGCTCACCATGAAGACCTCTATGCCGACTACGATAGGGTGGCTTACAAAAATCTGATCCGGACACGATGGGATTTTTGGAAAGACATACCAATCGAAAATGCAGGAGGTCTTTGCTATTGTTTGAGGAAATTGGTAAATAGCGATGACAGCCGCAAAAAAATGACACTGGATATTGCCAAGAAGCATCCAAGGCTGATTATATTCTACAGTTTTGATTATGAGCTTGAGATTCTGCTGGGGCTGAGGTGGCCAAAGGGGACCAAAGTCGCACAATGGAATGGACATTCTCATGAACCGATTCCAGACAGCGAACGATGGGTATATTTGGTTAATTATGCCGCCGGTGCGGAAGGCTGGAACTGCACGAAGACCAACGCAATGGAGTTTTTCTCTCAGCATTACAGCTATAAGGTGATGACGCAGGCAGCCGGACGAATCGACCGAATGAACACCCCATTTCAGGATCTTTGGTATTACCATCTGAAAAGTAGAAGTCCTATCGACTTGGGAATCAGCCGTGCATTATCACAGAAAAAGATATTCAATGAAACCCGATTTGTAAAATGGTAGAAGGAGCGACAGAAGGAGACCATCATGGAAGATGTACCTAAAGTTCAGTTTACTGGAAAATCGCCCATCGATACGGTGCTTGTCAGCTATGACTGTACGCATGGTGATAACTCGATCTGTCTCGTCGGCCGTAAGGTCGGCGGAACACTCGAGATCATAAATGCCTTCGAGGGTGATAAAGCAAATGAGATTTACCGAATGCTTACCGAGAAAAAGGAGAAATGATTATGCTAGCAACAAACGCTAAGAATAAGGATGATTTGACCTATTACCAGAAACGTTTAGTAATAGGAAGGATCTTTAGTATTATCACACGGGAGATAAACAGCACTGATCTGGTTAATATCGCCGCTATCAGCGGTTATCATATCGATATCGTTCGTTGGGCGGTGGCTGTAATCAGGACCTCAAGATTGCTTCCGGAGATTGACAACAATGATGTAGACGCACCGAGATATACCCCGGACTATATGAGCTACATCAACCACGACCTGGACCTGACAAAGGAAATATCATTTGCTATAAAAGCGGGTATCAATTCTGTCTATGGCCAGCCACCTGCTATTAAGAAAGTAATATTCAAAAACCCAGCCACAATCGTTTTCTGGCGCGACGGGACAAAAACTGTCGTAAAAGCGATCAATGAGCCCTACGATCCCGAAAAAGGTCTGGCCATGGCCTGCGCGAAGAAGATGTATGGTAACCAGGGGAACTATTACAAGATCTTTAAGAAGTGGCTTCCCAAGGACGATCCTTTGGAGTAAAGGAAAAGTTATGAAAAATTTATATCTGATTATTGGCGCGTCAGGCTGCGGAAAAACCACAGCGCAGACGATCCTTGAGCGGATCCATCAGCTTGATGGCGTCCAAAGCTATACCACGCGGCCTCCCCGAACGCCGAAAGAAACCGGACACATTTTCGTCGATGACAAGGTTTTCGATTCTCTGACAGATTTGGTGGCATACACCGAGTATAACGGTTACCGCTACGGCATTACTGAGCGGATCCTGAAAAGATCTGATTTCTATGCCATCGATCCTCCGGGAGCAATGTCTCTTCTGAAACACAAGCTGAAACCTATGCATGTAATCTGGCTGGAAGCTTCTGAGTCAGCCCGAATGATTCGTATGCTGAACCGCGGCGATTCTGTTGACGAGGCGTACGAACGCGTTAAACTGGATCGTGCTACATTCAGTGACAAGTGGAAAAAGCGGATGTCTGAGAATTTCGATGGTTTCGTTGAAATCAACACGGACGATAGAACGCCGCTCAGTATTGCGCAGGATATTCGACAGTATATTCAGAAAGAGGGCTAATTATGGCTGGGTTTCCTGATTATCTGTGGACACGAATAGAATGGGTCACGCTCTTCGTGGTTGCCTGTCATGTTCTGGGCGAGTATGTGTTGACTCCGTGGGACATTCGATGCCGAAAGGACAACAACTACTATATGCTGGGTGTTCACAATCTGATTTATATTTTACCGTTTGGTTTGATGATGGGCGTGGATTACCGGCTACTGGTTCTCTATTTTATGCATCTGGCGATTGAATGGAATCGAAAGAGATTCAAGCTGATAGAAGAACACACTGTATGCTGTCTGGCTGCGGTATGCATCTATCTGATACCTGTCATCTGGTTCTATTACTTTCGGATACATATCTAGTAAAAGTTGTATTGAATAGGCCTGCGTAATTTACACCTTCCTTTATGAACCGAAAGGTCACTTATATATTTGGAGGAATAGATTATGAGCAAAAGGGAAATTATCAAGGTATTATCTAAGTTTGAACCAGATCCCGAAACTAAGATTACCTTGATTCAGTATCTCATCGATTTTTTGGATAGTGCGTCCATCGTACGTCCGCTTGTACCGCTCGGTGAGTTAGCCGTTGCTGAGGTTTTCAGTGACGAAGTTGTTTCCTTCCTGGAAGAGTACGGTATCGAGCCGACAGCAAATGTCTCCGGTATTATGTTCGGGCTCGCAAAAGAGTAAACCTGCGGACAGTTGGAGAGGTCGCTTGAAACACAGTGGCCTCTTTCTTTTTCGCGTAATTTACACTCCGTATTATGGAGGAGGCGATATAAAATGAAAACGAAATTTAAAAATCTGATTGGCTATGTCATCAGCATAATTGCATATGCCATTGGATTCATTAAAGGTTTCATTAAAGGATTCGTGAAATATGCATTTTTAATGAAACCCCAAAAGTAAAAACTAAAAGATCTGGCTCTGGAAACAGGGCCTTTTCTTTTTTTTTCGCATAGCGGCAAAATATTTCGAAAGGGTGATACAAATGAGCAAGTATCTTAGCGTGATAACCAATTTCGGTTGTCATTACACCTGTCCTTATTGCGTTGTCAAAGAGAATAACCTGCATATTCCTAAGACAACAATCGGGGGGCTTAGGGATCTTAGGGCTGCAATCAAAAAAAACGGGTGTGACTGGGTCTCTCTATCTGGCGGCGGTGATCCGCTTTACCATTACACCGACAATTATGATTGGTTCAGAGTCTTTTTTAATAGGGTTCCTCCCAATGTAAAACTCGAGTTACATACGAGTTACTTTCTTACCTCAGCCGATCGGGTAAGAGGTTATGATCGTGTCGTCTATCATCTGAGAGACGCGCTCAACATTGAAGGTGTCAGACGTGTGGGTAATCAAATTATCCGTGTTGTTTTTGTTGTCACGGAGGATTTCACGCCTGAACGAATCGATCAGATTGTCGCCAAAGTCAAGGCTAATCCGGATATTGACGAGCTTTCTTTTCGTCAGATGATCGATAGTGACTATCGCACTACTCACTATTGCGAGGAGTATTTAAGAGCTGGTCACAAAAAGGATTGGTGGTATATCGAGCAGGGCGACTACAACCTCTACTACTGTGAAAATAAGGTATCCACCAAGTACGAAGATTTCAAGGAAGGGTGATTAGTAAGAACGTTCTTTTTCAAATCGGACAACTGTTAGCTACCAGAGGTGTGGCGGACCTTGCAGAGAGTGATGCAGCGTTTTCAAAGCATGTATCATCATCCCTTGCTCGTTACATAACGGGCGACTGGGGAGATGTATGCGCTTCTGATTGGCAGAGAAATGACCATGCCGTGAAATATGGGGATCGAATACTTGGTTCCTATGAATGTCCGGAGCACCCATCATGGAAAATCTGGATTATCACGGAATGGGACAGAAGTGCCACAACGATACTGTTTCCTGATGAATACTAATCAGCTGTAACTAGGTAAAGGAGGCTACAAATGCGTAAACCGAATATACAGATCAAGCACAACCCCAAAGGTTACTATACCATGTATGTAGACGGACAGTTCTTCGGTAATTATGACTATGTCGGCGAAGCCATGGACGACTACGAAAAGGAATTTGGAGAATAATTTTGGGAGGATCGTATGGATGACACATGTTTTATCCCATGGTCGAGCATGATCTGGGCTGAGGAGACAATTAAGGCAGTGGTTAACGAACGCGAGCTGCTCTGTCAGCTGGCCGAGGAAGCAAACGAACTGGCACAAGCCGCATTGAAGCTTCGAAGAGCTTTGGATGGCACCAATTTTACGCCGAAGTCTGTCAGGGATTGTAGAGAAAATCTGACAGAGGAAATCGCGGATGTCGGGGTCATTCTTAGGATGCTGGGGTTGACTTCCGATCATGAGATTTTCAAGCAGCAAAAAATCGGAGCTGCTAAACAAATTCGATGGGCCGAGAGGCTCTTGAAAGAGGAAACAAATAACGCACAATCGCGATGACACCAAAAACAGGAGAAATGATTATGATTATTACTGGAATGATGCACTTTCAGTCCGTCTGCAAGAGAAAGCTGGTCGAGTGGTACAACAAGGCTTTCTACGAAGGCAGCACTAGCGAGAAAATCGCACTGGACGAGGTATTCGTAGTCTGGAGTTGTAAAACGCTACAGAATTATAAAGCTCTCCTCTCGACCACAGTATCTGGCGATGGCATTTACGCCGAGTACACCTTCAATGGTGACAAAGGAGAGCTGTATGAAGATGTGTACAGGAAGTTGACAAACGCCTGCATCAATGAAGAGTGACAGAAATTTTCGTTTGCGGAAACCGCTGAAATTGCGCGTCCGTAAGCTCTAAATACTCTGTCAAACTGTGCCCGGTTTTGTCAGAAAAAGTGGGCTGTGCCCGGTTTTGTTTTGGGTTTTGCAAAAATCGATTGAGGAAAAATGAAAAATTGCCCAGAAAAAGTGGGCAAAAGCCCATTTTTATCGGAAAAAGTGGGCAGAGAAAACGGGCTGGAAACGGGTAAAAATCGGTTGAAAACGGCCATTTTTAGCTGTCTTTCATGCAATTTGGACGATTTTGCTGGTGCTTTGCCCATTTGCCCACTTTTTTTCTTAATTAAATGCGAAATTAAAATTTATATATTATATATAAGTAGCAAACAAAACCGGGCAAGTGGGCAAAAGACGAAAATTCACAAATTTTACATCGAAAAAGGAGAAAAACGCTATGAACACTAATAGTTATTTTGACGGCAAAGACGCTAACCAGAATCCGGAAGAGTTCATTTCTCAGGTTAAAGAGCTTAAGAAACGCGGCATGAAAGAGGTAGACATTGCCAAGGCTGCTGGCTATGAAACCATGGGTGATTACTGGGAAGATTATTATAGCGCTTGTGGTAAAGCTCGCTTTAACCAGTTCCGTTCTGCTGCCAGCACTATGCTTGATAACGGCAAGTCAGAAGCTGAAACTGCAATAGCCCTTGACATCAATAAGTCCACGCTTCGCAGTCTGCTAAATGAGCGCAGTCGAGATCGAACCTACACCGTTGGGGAAATTGCCGACCATCTTCGCAAATTGGTTGACGAAACGGGAATGGCAGATGTTGGCCGTAACGTAGAACTGGAATTCCACGTTACGCGAATGACGTTTGCACATGCATGTGCAATTTTGGAAGAAGAAGGCTATCCCACTTATGCGCGTACTGTAGCCCTGACTTCTAATCCTAATAAACGGACTAGGCTACAAGTGATGTGCTCCCCTGGTACAACACTGCTTTTGGCAAGAAAGGCATTAGACATTATTCAGAAAGATAGGGTATAAGACGCGATCTATAAAACTTTCACTATAAGGAGGAAACCGAAGCCGACATTTCTTTTTATATTTTCTTGTTTCTCCTTGCTTTTCCAGAAAAAATAGCATATAATGGACGAGCATAAGGAGGTGCAAACTATGGCATGGAATTTTAACCCATTCAAGCATGATACCCCTGCATCGAATGATAAACTCGGATACGATCCTGAAGATTGGGACAGAAACTACGACCCCGATGAGGATCAAGAAATCGAACACGAAGACGAAGATGAAGGGACGTTTGAAGATCCTTATGAACCAAAGAACCATGAAACCCATCTTGACAGCGAAGCTATCGATGAAGATAAAAACTCTGTTGATTGTGAAAGCTGTGGGGAGCAACTCTATTGGTCATCTGATGGTCGTTGGTTAGTGTGTCCTTCTTGCGGCCGAGAAATGAGCAGAAGCGATTTCTTCGATTATATCGGAGCAGACATTCCTGATGAACATTGCCAGCATTGTACTGAGCGCTATCCCGAGTGTAAAGATACATGTTGGCGTTGCCCGTAGCTACATTCCAAATTGCCTGAGCTAGATTTTACACACCAATTTACACAAAAATTAGGAGGTTACGAAAGTGGGTTTTCTTGTTTTGGTGATAGGGATAATCTATATATTATCACCTGTTGATATGTGGCCCGGAATTCTGGATGACATTGCATGTCTTATACTGATGATCTATTGCTGTGCAATAATGGGTGTAAATCCTTTTCACAACAAAGATGATGACTAATGCCAGTCCGGAAGAAAAGAACATAATTGCCTGATCGGGATTTTACACGCCAATTTACACAAAAGCATCCACACATAATGAAAAGCCTGTGCTGAAATACGCATGGGCTTTTCTTTTTCCGCGTAAAATACATTCCCTTTTATGAAGAGAGAAAGGATATGCTCAGTTATGGAGCGAAAACGCCTTTCTCTCTTATTTTATGAAAGGAGTCCAGCTATGGCAAACAACAATCTGGAGCGTACATTTCAAAAGAGCCTTATTCACGAATTGAAGAAGCGGTTTCCCGGCTGTATCGTTACAAAGCTGGACGCCAACTTCATTCAGGGGATTCCGGATCTTTTGATTCTTTGGGGTAAACACTGGGCAACTCTGGAATGCAAGCGACACGTAAATGCATCTCGTCAGCCGAACCAGGAGTATTATGTTAATCTTATGAATTCTATGTCGTTTTCACAATTTATATTCCCGGAGAATAAGGAGGAAGTTCTCTATGAATTGGAACAAGCATTCGGAATTGATCGGAAGTCATGCGTTTCTCGGCGCAAGCAACTACCATTGGCTGAGTTACAATCAGGAAAAATTGGCGGAGCGATACGAAAACGCTCTGGCTAAGCAGCGGGGCACGGAACTTCACGAGTTTGCTGCCACTTGTATCCGCCTGCGCCAGCGGCTTCCGAAAAGTCAGAAGACCCTCAACCAGTATATCAATGATGCGATTGGATTTAAGATGTCTCCCGAAGTGGTTCTGTTTTATAGCCGGAACTGTTTCGGCACTGCGGATTCTATTTCTTTTCGCGACGGCATTCTTCGAATCCACGATCTGAAGACCGGGAAGATCCCTGGCAACATTAAACAGCTTCGGATTTACGCCGCCCTGTTCTGTCTGGAATACGGCGTTAAGCCTGAAAAGATCCAGATTGAGCTACGTATCTATCAGGACGATGGAGTCTTGTATGAGATTCCTGAACCTGGGGTTATCCAGGATGTTATGAACACAATTGTCCGATTCGATAAATGTATTGAACAAATCCGAAAGCAGGAGGAAGCTGTATGAGCACCGACAATTATATTCTTGGCGTTGATCTTGCCAACAATCAGGATGATTCTTTGAGTCATATCGGGCGCAGCAAACTGGATGGGGCCCCTGGTCCTGGATCCGGAAGATATCCTTTGGGCAGCGGAGAAGATCCCAACCAGCATCGGGGAGATTTCCTTTCCCGAGTAAAAGAACTTCGGAAAAGCGGAATGAAAGAGATTGACATCGCCAAGGCTGTTGGATACGAAACCACTGGAGCTTTCCGAGCGGCCTACTCCAATGCTCGCAATGAGGCCCGTTCAAATCAGATTCGTTCTGCCCGTGCCATGCTCGCCGATGGTAAGTCTCAAGCTGAAACTGCAAGAGCTCTTGGTATCAACGAATCTACACTGCGCAGTCTGCTGAACGAGCGCAGTCAGGCGAGAACCAATGCGGCCAGAGAAACCGCCAACCGTCTTCGTGAACTGGTTGATGAAAAAGGGATGATCGATGTTGGTACCGGTGTGGAATTGGAACTCCGTATCAGCCGGGAAAAATTGGCACAAGCTTTGAAGATTTTGGAAGAAGAAGGTTATCCCACTTATGGTGGTGGTGTGCCTCAGGTTACTAATCCCGGCAAACAGACTAATATCAAAGTTCTGTGCCCTCCTGGTACAGAGCATAAAGAGATTTATAATTACGAAAACGTTCACACTGTTACCGATTACAAGCAGCGGTTCGATGAAGACGGCAGCGAGCACTTTGAGCGCGGGTTTGAGTATCCGGCCTCTATGGATTCGAAACGCCTTATGATTCGTTATCGCGATGATGTCGCCCCTGATGGACATACAGGTGTCGAAAAGGACGGCACAATTGAGATTCGTCGCGGCGTGAAAGATCTTGATCTCGGTGAGAGCACCTATGCCCAGGTCAGAATTCTGGTAGATGATAAGAAGTATCTGAAGGGAATGGCTTTCTATTCCGATGATATTCCAGATGGCGTCGATGTCGTGTTTAATACGAATAAAGGGCACGATAAGGAAGGAAAAGTTTTGAAAGACATTAGCCCTGACCCTACAAATCCCTTTGGCGCATTGCTTCGTGAGGAGGGCGGTCAGTATCACTATACGGATGAAAATGGTGAGCGTCGGCTTGGCCTTATCAACAAGACAAGACACGAAGGCGATTGGGAGGAATGGAATAAAGCCTTACCCAGTCAGTTTCTTTCCAAACAGAGTATGAAGCTCATCAATTCCCAGCTTCAGTTGAGTATCGCTGAGAAACAGGCAGAGTATGAAGAGATCCTTTCTTTGACCAATCCAACGGTTAAGAAACAGATGCTCGAAGACTTTGCCAATGAATGCGATACTGCTGCTGTGCATCTTCAAGCTGCTGCTCTGCCGCGCCAGCGTTATCAGGTTATTCTGCCCATTTCCACTATGAAAGAGAATGAGGTATATGCGCCAAACTTTGAAGATGGTGAAACGGTAGCCCTGATTCGTTATCCGCATGGTGGCACTTTCGAGATTCCCATCCTGACTGTTAATAACAAACACCCTGACGGCCGCCGTATACTCGGAACCACCGCAGCAGATGCTGTTGGCATTAACAGCAAGGTTGCGGAACGGCTTAGTGGTGCTGACTTTGATGGCGATACTGTTATGGTTATCCCCTGCAACAGTGCTCGAAGTAAAGTCAAGATCATCTCAACCGACCCCCTTGAGGACTTGAAAGACTTTGACCCCAAGGTGGAATACGGTCCCAGTCATACTACAACCGCTCCTGATGGTTCTACCCGGTATTACCGCGATGGTCACGAGTATAAGATCATGCATAATACCCAGATGGAAATGGGTAAGATCAGTAATCTTATCACCGACATGACTCTTAAAGGAGCCAATGAAGCTGACATTGCCAAGGCTGTCCGACATTCTATGGTTGTCATCGATGCCGAAAAACATAAACTTGACTGGAAAGCCAGTGAGATCGACAACAATATTGCTGCTCTAAAGCGTACTTGGCAGGCGCACATCGGTGATGACGGTGAAGTTCACTATGGTGCTAGTACCCTTATCAGTCGAGCGAAGTCCCCCGTCAGTGTCTTGAAACGAAAAGGTTCTCCCACCATTGACCCCGAGAATGGCGAGCTGAAGTATAAGACTGTTGAGGAGACCTACACGGACCCTAAAACCGGCAAGATCAAAACTCGAATGCAAGATTCCACGCAAATGGCCGAGGTGAAAGATGCGTACAAGCTCTCCTCTGGCACCCCCCAGGAGAATGCATATGCCCATTATGCCAACTACATGAAAGCAATGGCCAATTCTGCACGAAAAGAGTTTCTGGCTACACCTCGCCTTAAGTACAGTGCTGAAGCTCGTAGTAAGTATCGCGACGAAGTTGATGGACTGTTGTCTCAGCTCAACATTTCTTTGAAGAATGCTCCTCGTGAGCGTCAGGCACAGCTGGCCGCCAACAGCGAAATTAGGGCCATGAAGAAGAACAATCCTGATATGTCGCACAAGGAAATAAAAAAGAAGAGCCAACAAGCACTCGCTCGGAATCGTATCCGGTTTGGCGCAGAGCGAAACCCGATTAAAATTTCTCCACGTGCTTGGGAAGCGATTCAGGCCGGTGCAATCAGCGAAAATACCCTCTCGAAGATATTGCGTTTTGCTGATGCGGATCAAGTTAAGTCTTATGCAACTCCGAGATCCTTCACTACATTGACCCCCGCTAAGCAGGCCCGTGTCCAGCATATGAAAAACATGGGATATACCACCAGTCAGATTGCTGCCGCTGTAGGTGTTTCTACATCTACCGTTTCGAGATTTATTAACGGAAAGGAGTGAACGGAATGGCAACAACCGTTTGTATGCTGACCACAGTTGATAATCCTTTTGATCCGTTCACGCAGTTTGCGAAATGGATGCTGTATGATACCAGAAAAGGATACAACTCCTCTGCATACTTGGCACGCATCGCCCGCACAAGTGAAGAGTTCTCTGATGAAGAGAATGATGCTGAGATTGAAAGAGCAATCGATGAGATTATCAAGTATGACTTCAGAAATATTTACAAAAAGGTTCGACAGCCACTCCCTGTGGCTAGTTGAGTGCACCCAAGCCCTAGGGAGGGGTCATTAAGAAGCCCACCCCCCAGTGCATCGCCGCCCTCCTTGAAAATTCTCCGGCGGAGTTTTTCGCTGAAAGTTTTTAAGGGTGGGCGGCTTTTTTTTTGTGGCATTTAGACGAGCTTATGGGCTGGTGCTGGGTAGCTTATGATTCTTCCTCCTAAAGATTCGAGTTTTCCTTCATTTTCTCCTTCTGAGAAGTGAACCCAAACAGCTTCATAAGCTTCTCTAAGTGCCACAAACTAAATCGAAAGGAGACCCATTTAACTATGAAGCGCGCAAAAGTGGAGGGGTCTCCCCAGCCCCTTAAACCAAGACGCCCTGCTTTGACCCTTGAGGCCCGTGAGGGGCAGCTTGTTTCCCTCGCGATGGATGTTGCAGAGCAGCGAATGCTCGCGGGAACAGCTTCATCTCAGGAGGTTGTACATTTTCTTCGGCTTGGTTCCGTCCGGGAGAAGCTGGAGAGAGAGCGACTGGAGACTGAGAACCAAATGCTAAAGGCAAAGATCACAGCAATCGAATCGCAGGCCAGTTCTGAGGAGCAGTATCGGGCCGCCATTAAGGCCTTTTCCCGATATAGCGGCCATGACGCCGAGGAAGAGGAAGAGGACGACTACGATGAGTGAGATTATCAGAACGTACTCTGAGCTGATTAAGCTCCCAACCTTTCTCGAGCGCTATGAGTATCTTCGGATTGGAAATCGTGTTGGACAAGAGACATTTGGTTTTGACAGATATTTGAACCAAGCTCTTTATCATTCTACCTTATGGAGGCCTGTCCGCGATAAAGTGATTACCAGAGATTTGGGGCGCGACTTAGCGATGGAGGGTTATGAGATTCACGGGAAGATTTATATCCATCATATGAATCCGATAACAAAAGAAGATATCGTTTGTTTCAATGATGACATAATTGATCCTGAATTTCTAATCTGTACATCCTTTGACACCCACTCTGCCATTCACTATGGCGACTCCTCCAAGATTTTTACGGGGCTTGTGGAACGAAAACCAAATGATACTTGTCCTTGGAAAATTTAACAGGAAGGAACTTGATGCATGGAAAGTATTCTCACCGCTATCAAATGCGATCTTCAAATCGATGAAAGCAACGAAGAATTCGATGTTACGATTCTGGGGCATATCAATACCGCCATTTCGTATCTGCATCAGATGGGGGTTGGTCCTCCTGGAGGGTTCCTTGTCACTGGAAAGGATAATACCTGGAAAGAGCTCCTGGGATCTGAAATGTCTCTTTTGACATCCGCCCGAACTTATATTTACATCAGCACAAAGCTTGTATTTGACCCTCCGGCATCTGCTGCGATTATCGACAGTATGAATCGTCAGAAAAATGAAGCGGAGTGGAGGTTGACAGAAGCCGCTGCTGATCTTTCGGACAAATAATATTTTGCTACGGCCTGCCAATCGGCAGGTCATTTTTATAGACCGAAAGGAGGAATGCGTATGTCTACGCTCTACCATCATGGCATTAAAGGCCAATCCTGGGGCGTTAAACATGGTCCGCCCTACCCACTTAGCGAAAGAACTCATAAGCGGATCGTTAAGAAGGGTGAAGCCAGTGACGACAAAACAAAGCAAAACAACCCCCGTCGTAAGGCTCCCAGAAAAGCATCTGAAATGACCGATGAGGAACTTAGTCAGATGATCCGGCGCTTAACTCTGGAAGAGAATTATGACCGACTTATCAAAAGCCAGAAAGAACGTAACACTGGAGTCGCAAAACGTCTGGTGAGCAATGCCCTGGAAGAGCTTGGGAAGAAAGTTCTTGGTGTCGGTGTTGATAAGTTCGTCAAGTCTCTGTCGGATAGTAAGGATAAGTTTGACATCAACGAGTGGAAGGATGCGGATCTGTATAAGATGGATTCCGCTACTGCCAAAAAAGTTGCAGACTGGTATAAGACTGCGACTTCTATCAAAACCAATCGTAGTAAGCTGGCCGAGGCAAAAGGTGATTGATCGATGCTGTCAAACACTGCTGTCCCCAAATACTACGGCGAATTTCGTGATGCTGTTATGCGCGGTGAGATTCCGGTTAATGAATATATTGACTTGGAGATGCACCGCATCGATGCGCTAATTGCAAATCCCGGCATCTATTATGACGATAAAGCAGTTGAGGGATGGATTGCCTATGCAGAAGAAGAAATGACTCTGACCGATGGGTCCGACCTGAAGATGCTGGATAGCTTTAAGCTGTGGGGAGAGCAAATTTTTGGATGGTATTATTTTGAAGAGCGTACGATTCCGGTACGCCGTAAGAACGGAACTGTTCGGTATAAGCGAAAACGTGTAAAAAAACGGCTTACAAACCTTCAGTATCTGATCGTTGCCAGAGGCGCTGCTAAGACAATGTACGCTAGTACAATCCAAAGCTACTTCCTAAACATCGATACAAGCACTACACATCAGATTGCTGTCGCATTTACGATGCGCCAAGCCGACGAGACGCTTTCTCCTATCCGTACAGCCATCACCCGTGCGAAGGGCCCCCTGTTCCAATTTCTCACCAAGGGGAGTCCACAGAACACAACCGGCAGTAAGGCTGATCGGCCCAAATTGGCTCCTACGAAAAAGGGAATCGAAAATTTTCTCACTGGAAGCAAAATCGAAACTGTCCCGATGAGCGTTGACAAGCTGCAATCCATGCGAACAAAGGTCGCTACTGTTGATGAGTGGCTATCGTGTGATGTTCGTGAAAATGTCGTTACTGCCATCGAACAGGGCTCTTCCAAAATTGATGATTACCTGATCGTTGCCATTAGTTCGGAAGGAACAATCCGAAATGGCATTGGCGACACTATGAAAATGTCGCTGATGAAGATTCTTAAGGGAGAGCTGGACGCACCCTGGGTCAGTATCTGGTATTATCGACTTGATTCTATTGACGAAGTTCGGAAACCCGAGATGTGGCTAAAAGCCAATCCTAATCTTGGAAAGACCGTCAGCTACGAAACATATCAGAGAGATGTCGATAAGATTGAAAAAAATCCGTCGGAAAAGAACGAGATTCTTGCAAAACGATTTGGTATTCCGACCGAGGGGTTATCTTACTATTTCACCTATGAGGAAATTCAGGCACATGGCAAGAAGAGAAACTATTGGCAGATGCCATGTGCGCTTGGCGGTGACCTGTCCCAAGGTGATGACTTCTGTTCCTTTACTTTCCTGTTCCCTCTGAGAGATGGTTCCTTCGGTGTAAAAACCCGGAACTATATTTCTCAGCTCACCTTTGATAAGCTCCCCGCGGCGATGCATGCTAAGTATGAGAATTTCATTCGCGAAGGCAGTCTTGTTGTTATGGATGGAACCGTTCTTGACATGATGGCTGTTTATGAAGATCTCGATCAATTCATTGGCGAGATGGAATACGATGTCCGATGCTTTGGTTACGACCCGTATAATGCCAAGGAGTTCGTCGCACGCTGGGAACTTGAGAATGGCCCTTATGGGATTGAGAAAGTTATACAAGGTGCAAAAACGGAATCCGTTCCTCTTGGAGAGCTGAAGAAGCTTGCCGAGGAGCGGATGCTTTTATTCGATGAGGAGCTGATGACATTTGCCATGGGTAACTGCATCGCGCTCGAAGATACGAATGGAAACCGAAAATTGTTGAAAAGAAGATACGAGCAGAAAATCGATGCTGTCGCGGCTATGATGGATGCTTATATCGCCTACAAGCATAATAGGGAGGCGTTTGATTAAGTATGATATGCACTTCTTATCGTGGCTCCATTTGGCATCACGGGATCAAAGGCCAAAAGTGGGGCGTTCGGCATACAAAAGAAGAATTGGCATCACAGGCGCACAATTCAGTTGCAAAACCTGAGGAAAAGGTTATACTGAAAGATGGCTATTACGAAAGTAAAAAAGGGTTTAAGATTGCAGGCGCAAAGCTTAGCAAGTACCTGTTGAAGCCCGGTCAAAAACACTCTGCCGAATTTTTCGGGGTTGGATATTCTGAACTGGATTCAGAGCAGCTGTTCCGGGACATTGAGGAATGCTATGACTGCACTAAGAAAACGGACAAGATCGATGTGGGAGATGGTTGCGAACGGTATACGATGCCCATGAAATTGGGTGTTACTGCTACCGCAGTATTCCAGACCGTATGGGAACGCGATGTGGAATCTGACTGTGACCGTCTTCTCACTGCATATATCGATCGCCGGTTAAAGGAGCGTGAATGATATGGAAATAGAATTATTCACCCATGTTCACATTGCCGATAAGAATGTGAACGGTGTCGTCGTAGACATCCGAACCCAAAAGGATGGGGAAAAGGTCTATGTCGTTGAAAGTGACGAGATCCCTGACAGGCCAGATCCGGACTCTTATCCGAGTCTTTATCCTCTGTTTGATTGCTCAAGCGATCAACTGCAGATCATCTAATGTAACACGTTCCCAACTATGAGTCGTAAGCGAATTGCTTGCGGCTCTTTTTTTTATGCCTGTTTCAAAATGGATGATAGGAGGTAATACCAATGCAGTTAGGAAACAGATTCCGGCGTGCCTGGAATGTGTTTAAGAACAAGGATCCCACTTACTATTACGATTTGGGGCCGTCTTATGGAAGTCGTCCGGAACGAACCCGATACAGGCGAGGAGGGGAGCGTTCAATTGCTATTTCTGTGTATAACCGAATCGCTATCGATGCTTCATCCGTCGATATTCGCCATGTTCGTCTTGACAAAAATGGCCGTTTTACAGACACGATCAATTCCGGTCTGAACGACTGTCTTTCTACCTCTGCAAATATTGACCAGACTGGGCGTGCCTTTATCCAGGATGCCGTTATGAGCATGATGGATGAAGGTTGTGTCGCCTTGGTTCCAGTAGTGGTAGATACCGACGATGAACCTAAGAATGCCGGTGCTTTTGACGTTCTGGAACTGAGAACCGGCAAGATTACCGAATGGTATCCAAGGCATGTTCGTGTCGAGTTATATAACGAGTGTTCCGGAAAACATGAAGAACTCGTGCTGCTGAAAGAGACGATCGCTATCTGCGTGAACCCGTTTTATGCGGTTATGAATGAGCCCAACTCTACGATGCAGAGACTGATTCGCAAACTTAGTCTATTGGACATCGTAGACGAGAAGACCAGCAGCGGCAGACTGGATTTGATTATTCAGTTACCCTATGTCGTTCGTAGTGAGGCCCGGCAAAAGCAGGCCGAACGTCGCCGCCGGGACATTGAAGCGCAGCTTGCTGAAGGAAAATACGGAATTGCATATACCGACGGTACGGAGCGAGTTACCCAATTGAATCGCCCAGTTGAGAACAATCTGATGAAACAGATCGAGTATCTCACTAACATGTTCTATAGTCAATTGGGTCTTGATACATCGATTCTGAATGGCACTGCGGATGCAGACACCAAACTCAACTACTTCAACCGTATCGTCGAACCATTCCTTTCCGTCATCGTGGAGGAAATGCGCCGTAAATACCTTACGAAAACTGCCCGGTCACAGGGTCAGGACATTCGGTATTTCAACGATCCGTTCAAGCTGATCCCAGTTGATAAGCTCGCGGAAATCGCAGACAAGTTTACCAGAAACGAGATCATGACCTCCAACGAATTCCGCCAAGTTATCGGCATGAAGCCCAGCGAAGACCCCAATGCAGATGTTCTTCGGAACAAAAATTTAAGCGCATCGGCTGAAGCGGCACATTCCGTTCCTACCACCGATACGCCCACAGAATCCAACAGTGATAAGGAGAACGGTCAAAATGGCTGAAAACTACGATTTCTCCGGCTGGGCTACGCGAGCTAATATGCGATGTAGCGATGGTCGGATTATCGCACAAAATGCATTTAAGGATTGTGACGGTGCCAAAGTTCCTCTGGTTTGGAATCACAGGCAGGACAATCCCGAGAACGTTCTGGGCTATGCAATTTTGGAGCATCGCGATGAAGGCGTTTATACCTATGGTTACTTTAATGAAAGTCCCAAGGCAGTGGAGGCCAAAATCGCCGTTAAGCACGGCGATATCACCCAGCTTTCCATCTTTGCAAACCATCTTACCGAGAATGGCCCTTACGTTCTCCACGGCTCGATCAAGGAAGTAAGTCTTGTTTTCGCCGGTGCAAATCCTGGCGCGTTCATTGACTCCGTAATCTTCCATAACGATGACGGTTCTACTACCGTAGACCGAGAGCAGGGCGTCATCTTCACTGGCGAAGACCTGTTTATTGCTCATGCAGATGGGTCCGATACCAAGTTTGACCCTGAGTCTTCCGATCAAAAGGGAGAGTCCAAAGAAGATGCCTCTGAAGAGGAGGAAACGGTGGGAGATATTTACAATACTCTCACCGATAAGCAGAAGGTTGTGGTTGTGGCCATGGTTGAACAGGCCATTCGCAACTATGACAAAGAACACTCGTCTGATGACGAGACTGAACAAAAGGAGGAAAAAACTGTGCAGAAAAACGTATTTGACAATGAGAGCGCCGAGAAGCAGAACACCCTGACTCACGCAGATGGTGTTGCGATTCTGGACATGGCCAAAAGCTATGGCGGCGGAAGCCTGAGGGCTGCCTGCGAAGCCTACATTGCAGAGCATAAGGACACCCTGGCACATGCCGACCTGGGTTTTGATAACATCGAAACCCTGTTCCCCGAGTATGAGAACGTCACTCCCGGCGCGCCTGGGATGGTCACCGATAACACCGGCTGGGTATCCAAGGTTTTGGCAAATGTCAACAAGAGTCCCATCTCCCGTATCAAGACCCGGCAGGCCGACGTTCGTGCCATCTCCAGCCGTGCGAAGGGCTACACCAAGGGTCAGAAGAAGAATCTGGCCGGCAACCTGAAGCTGTTGAGCCGTACCACCGACCCCAAGACCATTTTCGTCAGATCTGATTTGGATCGCGACGACGTCATCGACATCGAGGATTTTGATACTGTTCAGTACCTGTACAAGGTCGATCGCATGGCTCTGGACGAGAAGCTGGCGATGGCGATGCTGATCGGCGACGGTCTGTCTGAGGGCGATCCCGAAAAAATTGACGAGACCAAGATTCGTCCTATCTGGACTGACGATGACCTGTATACCATCCATGAAACTGTTGATTTGGCCGCCATGCGCAAGAGTCTGCAGGGCAGCGAGACCAGTAAGTATTTCGGCGATGACTTCATCTACGAAGAGGCCATTGTTCACACCCTGCTGAAAGCCCGCACGAAGTATCGCGGATCCGGCAACGGAGATTTCTTCTGCCCCTCCACCGTTCTGAACAGCATGCTGCTGGCTCGTGACAGAAACGGCCGCCGTATCTTTGACGACGTCAATGAGGTTGCTGCCGCTTTGAATGTCCGGGAGATCATTACCTGTGAAGAAATCGAAGGCCGTACCCGTGTGGCTGGCGAAGGCGTAAACGCCAAGACCAAGAAGCTGCTGGGCCTGTTCGTTAACATGAACGATTACACCATTGGTTGCGCCAAGGGTGGTAAGATCAGCCATATCACCGACTTCGACATCGACTTCAACAAGCTGAAGAGTCTGCTGGAGACTCGTGTTTCCGGCGCTACTACCCGCCCCTATGCGGCTATTGCGCTGGAGATGGATGTCGAAGCTGCTTCTGGTGAGAACGGAGAGCTGCCCGCAGCCGGCTAAGACTGAGAGGTCAAAATGGCAAAATTTAGCGGAGTAATAGGTTATTGTGAGACAACGGAAACCTCTCCGGGCGTACATCAGGATAAAATCACAGAACGGAAATATTCTGGAGACGTTCTCCAATTTTCCATCAAGAAAGATTCTTCAGATGCTATTTCTGACGACGTGACTCTGGACAACGCTATCAGCATCATCGCTGATTCATATGCCTATGCGCACCTTTTTGCCATTTGCTATGTTCGTTGGAATGGGGTGGACTGGAAAGTTACGAAAGTGGCCAACCGGCCCCCTCGCCTGATTTTGTCGATCGGAGGTGTTTACCATAAGCCAACGACTTGGCCTGCACGATGAATTATGTGGCGTGTTGACTTCTTTTGGCGTCTGGTTGTGGGATCCATTTCAGTTTGATACCGATGACCTTCAGAGCGCCATTGAGAAAGAAGCCAAGCGCCATGTGTACTTTCAGCCACCCGAAGGCTTCCGGATGAATTATCCGTGTATCGCCTATGAGCTTGTAAAGATGAAAGCCGCTTATGCCGACAATCGTCCCTGTCGTCAGCATGATAAGTATCGTGTGACCGTCATCGACAATAATCCCGACAGCGAAATCCCCGAAAAGGTACTTGAATTGCCGTTGTGTTCCCATGATACGCAGTTCAAAAAAGATAACCTGTATCACAGCGTATTCACTATCTATCGTTAATTAGGAGGTTTATCCATGTCCAACAACATTATCACCTGGGATGACCCCAAGGATCGTTTGTATGAGTACGGCGTATCCAAGGGCGTTCATTATATGCAGGATGAGACGGGAGCGTACACCCATGCCGAAGCATGGAATGGTTTGACCAACGTGACCGATTCTCCGTCCGGTGCAGACATCACCAAACTGTGGGCCGACAACATCCAGTATGGCAGTCTGCGCGCAGCAGAGGAATATGCTGCCAAGATCGAAGCCTTCACCTATCCCAAGCAGTTTGCCCAGTGCGACGGCTCCGCTGAGGTCGCCGACGGCGTTTTCGTCGGTCAGCAGGAGCGTAAATACTTCGGAATGTGCTGGAGAAGTGAGATCGGCAATGCCCTCCAGAATTCCGCCGGCTATAAGCTGCACCTGGCTTACGGCCTGACTGTCAACCCCACCGAGAAGTCCCATGATACCGTCAATGACAATCCCGATACCGCCACCTTCTCCTGGGATGCTTCCGGCACTCCTGTGCCTGTTAAAGGCTACAAGCCTTCTGCCAAGCTGGAAATCGACTCCACCGTTGTTCCTGCGGAGGTGATGAAGAAATTGGAGGAAATTCTGTATGGCACCGAGGCTAAGGCTGCTCGTCTGCCTCTGCCTGACGAGGTCATTGGTCTGATTAAGGGCAATGCCGGTGCGTGAGCATCGTGAATATGTGATCTGCTGAAACAGATTGGGCAATGAGAGAGCGAGGGATGGGGCGCTCTCTCAATTTCTGAAAAAGGAGAAAATGATATGTACAAGAAGCATATTAAATACGTCGATTTCGACGAAAACAGCCGCGAAGAGGATTTCTACTTCAACCTGACGGAGGCTGAAGTGGCGGAAATGGAGCTGCGTACCCCCGGCGGTCTGAATGCCAAACTGGAGCGGATCACCCAGCGAATCGATCATGAAGAAATCGTTGACTTCTTCAAGGACCTGATCCGGAGATCCTATGGCGTGAAAACTCCCGATGGCCGTGGATTTGACAAGTCTGAAGCGGTTGTCAAAGAGTTCATGCAGACGCAGGCATACTCCGACCTGTTTATCGAACTGGCAAGCGACAGCAAGGCCGCTTCCGAGTTCTTCAACAGCATTATGCCCAAGAAGCGTACGGCCGCACCCACTGCCCAGCCCGCTCCGGCTGCTTCGACGTAAATAAAGAGCTGTATGCTGCAAATTACTGTGCCTGGGTATGAATACTTCGACGAACAGACTCAGACGTTTGGTTACGTCAAGGATACCACTTTGCAGCTTGAACACTCTTTGCTCTCGTTGTCAAAATGGGAGTCTGTCTGGAAGAAGCCATTTCTTGGGCGACAAGATAAGACATTGGACGAGTGCCGCGACTACGTTCGCTGCATGACGCTGACACAAAATGTGAACCCCCTGGTATACATGGGTTTGACAGAAGGCAATCTAGACGAAGTCAACCGGTATATGGAGGATTCCATGACTGCGACCTGGTTCAATGAGAAAAAAGAACGTCAACTCAATCAGAAAGCGGTTACAGCAGAAATTATCTATTACTGGATGGTTGCTCTGGGTATTCCATTTGACCCATGTCAGAAATGGCATCTGAACCGTCTTCTCACTCTGATTCGAGTTTGTGATATAAAGAATGCACCGGCAAAGGGAAATACAAGGTCCAGCCGGGCGGATCTGAGTCGCCGTGCTGCTCTCAATGAGGCACGAAAACGGAGGCTTGGAACGCGAGGATAACCCAAAGGAGGCGAGGTCCGTGATCCGGTTTCGACATCGAGGAGATTTCAAACATACGGAACGATTCTTCAAGCAAGTGCGCAAGATTTCCTATATGGACATTCTTCGAAAATATGGGCAAGCCGGAGTTGACGCTCTCGCCTCTGCAACACCTAAAAAGACCGGAGTAACCGCCGAAAGTTGGAGCTATGAGATTGTTCCGACCAAGCGCGGTTACTCCATTTTTTGGAATAACTCCAATGTCCAGGATGGAGTCAATATCGCATTGATTATCCAATATGGGCATGGCACCGGGACGGGCGGTTATGTTCAGGGAATCGATTATGTAAACCCTGCGTTACGTCCGATCTTTACCGCAATGGCTAATGATGCTTGGGAGGAAGTGAAGAACGCGTGAACGAGAATGTGGATTATCGAGTTGTAGAAATGCAATTCGATAACAAGGAATTCGAAAATAATATTCGGACGAGCATGAAATCGTTAGACGCGTTAAAAGACAGCCTCGATCTGAAAGCATCCGCAAAGCAGCTTGCTTCATTTGAAAGAACTGCTAACCGATTCAGTCTGGATAATATGGCTGAAGCAGCCGATGCTGTTTCCAGTCACTTTTCTGCGATGGGTATCGTTGGAGATCAGATTATTCGTAATCTCACCAATGTCGCCTATCGTGCTGCCGCTAAGGTGAAAAGCGTAGCAGATGAAATATTCATCAGACCGGTTTCCACCGGGTTCCAGGAGTATGAAACCCAGATCAACGCAATTCAGACGATCTTATCCAATACCCGCGACGCGATGACCAAGGCCGGAAAGACCGATGCGGAGCGTTTGGAGATCGTCAACGACCGTCTGGATCAGCTGAACCATTATGCTGATAAGACGATCTATAATTTCACGGAAATGACGAACAACATCGGCAGATTTACTGCTGCCGGTGTGGAACTGGATACCGCTGTCAGTTCCATTCAAGGTATTGCAAACCTTGCGGCTGTATCGGGTTCGACCAGCGAACAGGCCAGCCGCGCAATGTATCAGCTGTCTCAGGCCATTTCGTCCGGAACAGTGAAATTGATGGACTGGAACTCTGTGGTCAATGCCGGTATGGGAGGTGAAATATTCCAGAAAGCACTGGTTCGAACAGCAAAAGCCATGGGCGTTGTTGTGGATCAGTCGGTTCCGTTCCGTGAAAGCCTGTCTAAAGGTTGGCTCTCCTCTGAAGTCTTAACGAAGACTTTGGAGCAGTTCTCCTGGGACTTTGAAGAAATCTCGCGGAAAACATTTGACACGGATGCGGAGGCTTCCGATTATATTCGGGAAAAATTGATGGATGAGGGCAAAACACTGGAAGAGGCAAATGCCATTATTGCCAACATGACTGATTTGAGTGTCGAAGCCGCGAAACAGATGAAGAAAGCGGAACTTCTGGCATCCGGCTATTCCAATGATGAAGCGGACGAAATCATCCGGTTGGCGCAGGATGCTACAGAAGCTGCTACGAAAGTCAAAACTTTTACTCAGCTATTTTCCACTCTGAAAGAAGCGGCACAGAGCGGCTGGACGCAGACCTGGGAATATATCATAGGCGACTATGAAGAGGCGAAAAAGTTTCTGACCAGTATCAGCGACTACTTTGGTGACTTGATTAACTCCTCCGCCGAGGCCAGAAATGCCATCGTAAAGGGGTGGAAAGACCTGGGAGGCAGAGATGATCTGATTTCCGGATTCTGGAATATCATCGAGTCGGCCCGAAACATCGTGACGATCATCAAAGATGAGTTCCGGACTTTCTTTCCACCGACAACCAGTGAGCAGCTTCATTCAATCACCGCATCCTTTAAGAGCATTACAGAGCGTATCAAAGAATTCACCGCTAATTCTGACAAGATGGCTCTCTTCCGTGGAGCCATTCACGGAATCGCAATGGCGTTGTCCAGTGTCAAAAAGCTGGCTGCCTATGTTCTTCAGGCCTTTAGGTCGATCCTGAAGTTTACTTTCTCGCTCGCTTCCAATTTCAACGGAATCGGAAACGGCCTTCTTGAAGGATTCTTCAAAATGGTGGAAGCTGTCAAGTCTTCTGAGAAAGTTCGGGAATTTCTGCAGTGGATCGAAACTGCGGTTCCCAAGGCTCGAGACAGCCTGACGCAGTTCGCATCCAGTGCCGGCAAAAAACTTCTCGGATATGCAGAGATCATCACCAAATCCGGATTCTTCGAGGAAACCGGAGAATGGATTGGAAATCTGATCGGCAAAATTCCCGCTCTGGCTGGACGAGTGAAATCCCTTTCCAAGTCTTTGGTATCGTTTGTTCGCAATTCCGAGGCATTACAGGATGTCTGGAATAACGCGAAATCATTTTTTCAGCCGATTCTCAGTTTTATTACCGATCTCGCTTCCAGGCTGAAAGACGGCCTTTCCGCTTTCTTCTCTGTGGAATCTGATAATTCTGAGCCGATTGGTGATCGTTTGAAAAAGCGGATTACTGCTTTCGCGTCTGCCTTCGGAGAATGGTATAACGATATAAAAGCCACCGGTTTGGACGTGTGGAATCGTGTCAAGGTGTTTTTTCGGACACTGGTTACAAAATCGGTTCCCGATTTCTTTACCGGAATCTTTGATTCTGCGAAATCGTTTCTTGAGAAAGTATCCGGGATTGATTGGGTAGGCCTTGTTGAAAAGCTGCTTGGATTCTACATAGCAATCAAGGCCGCACAACGTATGCGCGGTTTCTCAAATATTGGGACCGGCATCAAGAACATCGGAAAAGGCTTTAAGTCCATTGCAAAGGGCTTTAAGGAAATCTCTGAAAATGGGCTTAAGATCAAGAAAATCACCAAACAAGGTATCGGAAAGACCCTGCTCCAGGTTGCTGCTTCCATTGGCATCCTGGTGGCGTCTATTTACGCAATTGCGAAAATGGATACTGCTGATCTGGCGAAAGGTCTCTTTACGATTTCCATCCTTGCAGGTGAGCTATTGGGGATTTCTCTTCTCTTCGGTCATTCTTCTGCGAATGGCAAGTCGCTGCTTATGATGGCCGCTGCGGTTACTCTGCTGCTTGTTCCGGTCAAGGCATTGGCCAAGATGCCCACTGAAGATGCTTGGGCCGGTATTCTGCGCATCGGTGCAATTCTTGCCGAACTGGCTCTCTTCATGAGACTGGCGGGCACTGGCTTCAAGGGCAAAGCCGCATTTATCGGATTGAGCGTTGCAGTTACTGTTCTGGTGTACGCGATAAAGAATCTTGCTGACCTTTCGATTGGGTCTCTGGTAAAGGGAATTGCCGCGCTGGGCGTGTTGCTGCTGGAGCTCGGATTCTTTATGCGGAAGTCTGCTGGTCTCGGAAAGGTTTCCGGATTGATTGGCATGGCAGTGGCGATCAACCTGATGGTACTGGCAATGAGGGGCTTCGAGAAGATCAAGGTATCGACAATTCTGAAATCCCTTCTTGGAATCGGTGCAATCATCGGAAGTATGGTTCTGATTTCAAAGAGTGTGAAAGGCGTTACTCTTGGTAAATCTCTGGTGCTTTTGCTGACGATGGCTGGAAGCTTGATTCTGTTCGTGAAGGCATTCAAAGAGGTGGAATCTCTTGATCTGGACGGCGCTCTGAAGTTCGCAGCTGCCATTTCCGGTATCATGCTTGCTCTTTCCATCGCGATGAAAGTTATCAGCACGATTCCCTTAACCGGTGCGCTAAGCGGTGTGCTGGGATTTGGTGTCATTCTTGCCGGACTTGGCGCGATTGTATATGGCATTGGATATCTCAATGAGAATATTGAGAGTCTGACGCCTATGCTGGAGTCCGGAGGTGAAGCCTTAGGGGCACTCGGGACGGCGCTGGGTAAGTTTGTCGGCGGTATCTACGGCGGCATTCTGCAGGGCTTCGGCCTTCCTCAAATTGGCACCGATCTGACTGACTTTATGTCCAACGCAGCGGGTTTCTTCGATGGCTGCCGTGGAATGGATGAAACGACACTGAATGGTGTTCGGAATATGTGCGGCGCAATCACTGCGATTGCCAACGCTGAGTTTGTATCCGGGCTGTCGAACATCGTAACCGCTTTCAAGGGCGCTTCCTCCATGGATCGATTTGTCACGGACATCACAAAGCTGGCCGCCGGTCTGGATGCATATGGTCTGGCCATTATTCCGCTGAGCCTTGTTTCTCAGACCGCCTTAGACAACTCTGTCAGCCTTGCTGCCACTCTTGCCGATATTGCGGCCAAGATTTCCGGGTCAACCGGATTCTTTGAGTTGCTGACCAAAGTTTCCAGCTTTGAGCTCTTTTCCAAGTCCTTATCCACTTTGGCTACCGGTTTGGTCGATTTCGCTTCGGGCGTTAATGGTCTGGAAGCCTACGACAAACAGAAGATGACCGACCTGGTGGAAATCGGAACCGCTCTTGCCAATCTGGAAACAAGTTTGGAAGGTCAGGGTGGTTTGAAAGACGGCTTTGAGGGTGTCAAATCCTTGGCTGCATTTGGTAAGGAGCTGGCCGGTGACGACCAGACAACTGGATTCGTCCAGGGCCTGAATAAGTTTATTACCGAGGTTCAGGGTCTGGAGTATGATTCTGATACCGATAAGGGAAAGATCGATTCCGTTCTGGAGATTGCCACTGACCTTGCGGAATTGGAAAAGAATTTGGAAGCTCAGGGCGGTTTGGCCGATGCCATTGAAGGCGCAAAATCCCTGGTCAAGTTTGGTAAGGAGCTGGCTGGAAACAGTGACAACTTTGGCTTCGTCCAGGGGCTGAATAAGTATATCACCGAAGTGCGGAAGCTGGAATATAACCCCGATACAGATAAGGGGAAGATCGATTCCGTTCGGGATATTGCCACTGACCTTGCGGAATTGGAAAAGAATTTGGAAGCTCAGGACGGTCTGGAAGACGCTATCGAAGGCGCCAAAAAACTGAAAACCTTTGCCGCTGAACTGGCTCCTCTGGGATCCGGCCTGAAGAATTATATTGCCCGAATCCGGGAAATTGGCTACAATGCGGAAAAAGACGATCCGCAGCTTGCTGGCGTGCTGAAAATAGCAGAAACTTTAACCGCCTTCGAGAAGACTCTGAATCCGAAGGATGGCGCCTGGCAGTCTATCGTCGGAATGAAGGATTTAGGCACCTTTGCTACCAATATCGAAACTCTTGGCGGGGCTGTTGCGACCTATATGACCGCCATTGCGAGTGTCGAAATTAAGGAGGGGCAGAGCCTTACCGCGCCGCTGGATGCGATTCAGGAATTCGTTGAGAAACTGGAGCCGAGCGGCAGTATTTGGACTTCCCTCGCTAAAGTCTTCGGTGAAGGAAGTCAAGAGTCTACACTGCTCTCATATTCCAATTCCATGCGCAAGCTTGGAGAGGATCTTGGTGTGTTCAGTTCGTCTATGACCGGGTTCGACTTGAACAGTCTGGAAGCTGCAAAAAGCTCTTATATCCGGATGCATGAGATTGTGGAGGAACTTCGGGCTGATGATTTGTTGGAAGATTGGAAGCCCAGGAAACTCAATACAAATACGGGAACAATGAAAACCTTTGGCGAGAACTTCAAGGTTTTTGCTGACAAAATCGCTGGGGCAACCTCTATCGCTTCCAATTTCGACAGCGTTGTCGCAATATATTCCAAATTCAAGGAGTTCAATGATACCGCAGATGGTTGGGGCGATGATTTTAAAGTTTCGAAGAACATCAGCGTGATCACGGGTGAGCTATGGGGTGTAGCAGCAGCTCTGGAACAGTTTGTATACCCTTTGCAAGGCGTGGACATCGAAACCATCAGCAAGGGTGCAAACGCCGTATACGCTCTGGTATCAAGCGTAGCAGCCGTAAACGGATTGGATGATTTGTCGATCGCCAATCTACAGGCCATTCTTACTGATCTTGCCACTTTGACCATTCCCGACTTTGAAAATCTTGGCACAGATTCCGCAACCGGATTTGTGACTGCCGTTATTGCCGGGATTCAAATTCAAACTAAGTCCTTCGCTGCCACTATCCGGACATTCTTGATCAGCGGATCGACTGCTGCCGGATCAACCTATACGAACTGGAAAGCTGCCGGATATTATCTTGCGCTGGGCCTTCGCAATGGCATTCTCGCGGGATCTCAGGCGATCGTCGCCGCTGCCATTACGTCTGCAAACAATGCGGTAAACGCATTCCGAACCGTTTGGGATGAACATTCCCCATCCAGGGTCGGCGAGGATCTTGGCATGAACTTCGATCTGGGTATCGTAAACGGCTTGGTGGGCTATTCCAAAGTGATTACGTCCACTGCCGGGAATGTTGCAACGAGTGTTGTCGCTTCCGCGCGAACGATGCTCGGTGCAAATGGAAGCATCTTCGATAATCTGGACCCCAATCCTACCATCCGGCCGGTGATCGATTTGACCGACGTTCAAAATGGAGCCAGTCGGATTGCAGGAATGTTCGGTGGCACGAATCTTGGCTCTGTCGGGTTCTTCCAGGGCAACAGCTCCAGGCGAAATCTTGGCAATCTGAACACCAGCGGAACACCCACTGCCGCTATGTATGACGACCGAAATGTGGTCGCCCGGCTGAACGCTCTGGATGCCCGGCTGGCTGCGCTGGGCGAGAAAATTGGACATATGCGTCTGGTCATGGACAGCGGTGAAGTGGTTGGAGCCATTTCTGAACGAATGGACGATGAGCTCGGCGTACTGGCTATGCGAAAAAGCAGAGGCAACTAGGACACCAAAGCTTGAAAGAGGGTGAGTGTCATGGTATAATTTGTCTATGGAATAAAACTACACAGGAGGTTATCACATGAAAAAAATCTTATCCTTTTTCCTGGCAATCATGCTGTTTGCAATGCCGGTTTTTGCAGACAATTTCGACCTGTCGCAGATGACTCTGGAGGAGCTGACCGAGCTTCAGAAGATGGTCACGCTTGAGATTGCCAACCGAACGCGAGAGGCATCTCCGTTCCGTGATGACGAAATCGGCTCCGGAGAGTACTATGCCGGAGTTGATATCGAAGCAGGAGTTTATGAATTTGTTTGTCTCTATTCCAAAGTCGAGCATATGGGCGAGCATGATATGATATTCGGAAGTATCTGTGTGAGTTATGAAGATTCTACATCGGATTTGACCTACATAGACGACATCGTAATCGGTCAAAAACTGAAAGTCACCATTCCCGAGAATTCCATACTCGAGATAGAAGATGCCGTTTTCCTCATCCAACCCTATTCCCACAGCTGGGCTCCTGACGAATAAAACCCTCTACAAAATCCCTCACCTTTCACCGGGTGAGGGATCTTTTTATTTTCCTGCAAAGGAGGAATTAGATGTATCATTCGATTACGTTTGGCGAAAAGAACACCTGGGATGACTGGCATTTAATTCCGAAAACCAGACCGTTATTTCATCCTCCCGCCGTTCGGACTTCCTTCGTACAAATTCCCGGTTCCAGCAAAACTTTGGATCTTTCAACTGTTCTGTCGGGAAGACCGACCTATGACAATCGAACCGGCTCTTTCGAGTTCTATGTAGAGAATGGATTCAAGCATTGGTTCATTCTATACAGTGAAATTATGGAATATCTTCACGGCCAGCAGATGCATGCAATTCTGGAAGACGATCCGGGTTACTACTACGAAGGCCGTTTCTCCGTAAACGATTGGAAGTCTGACGCCCAGCGTTCGATTATCGTGATCGATTACAATGTTGATCCGTATAAACGGAACGTGGTTGCGACTGACGAGCCCTGGATCTGGGACACCTTTAACTTTGAAATAGGCATCATCCGCTATTACAACGATCTTGTTGTAGCTGGATCCCTCACAATTCCGATTGTCGGCTATCCGATGCCTGCCAGTCCGACAATTACATCCTCTGCCGCTATGATGGTCACACATAAGGCTCCCGGCCAGGCGGATTCTGTCTATTCCCTGAAACCCGGTGTAAATGAATTGGACGATCTGATCCTTCAAAATGGTGAAAATCGGCTGACCTTTACCGGAAACGGAACGATCAGTATTCGGATTGTAGGAGGTCGTCTGTAATGTTCCAAGTCTATGCAAACGGGCAGCTCCTCTATCGTCCCGGGGATTCTTCTGGGAAAAGATCAATTCTTAATCCAAAAGTAAATTTGAAGTTGGGAAAAGCAGGAGCTTTCTCCTTTACCGTTCCAATTGGTAATGCGCAGTATAGCGCGCTCCGGCAGTTGAAGACTCCTATAACTGTCAAGTGGGACGATCGTGAAATTTTCCGGGGCAGGGTTCTGACGAATGCCCGAGGATTTAATACCTTACGAAAAGTATATTGCGAAGGCGACCTGGCCTATCTTATTGACAGCGTTCAGAAAGGCCGAAAATATGACGGCAAGACACACGATCTGTTTCGCGACATCGTCGCCCGTCATAATCGGATGGTGGAGCCTGAGAAACAGTTCCAGGTTGGTACTATCGGCATTGAAAACCGTGATATTCATATCGCCGGAAAAAATGACGATGATGACAGCCTCGATACTACCGACTTCGACTATCGCCAGATCGCAATCAACTCTATTGCAGATGAATGGCAGACTAGTTTCAACCACATTGAGACGTGCCTGATTAACTACTGCGGCGGTTATCTTCGCTCCAGACGGGTTGGAGACGCTACGTATCTGGATCTGATTCCCGATTCCGGTACGGATGCTGCGCAGACGATTCAGTTTGGGTCTAACCTTTTGGATTTGACCGACGAGGTGGATGTCGAAGATCTCTTTACTGTTCTGATTCCATTGGGTGACGATAACCTCACAATCGAATCGGTTAACGGCGGGAGTCCTGAGATTGTCGATGCGGAAGCCGTTGCAACTTACGGTCGGATCGTCAAGACGCATGTGTTTGACGGTGTTTCCGAGGCAAGCACTCTGCTGGAAAACGGAAATCGCTATATGCAGAACAACCAAAACGCACGATACACCATCAAAGTTCGCGCTATTGACATGCATCTGGTGAATCCGGGAATTCCGGCCATTGAGGTCGGTGATCGTGTGATGATTCGGTCCGGCCCTCATGGAATTCAGATTCGATTGGTATGCACGGAGATCGAATACGATCTGGAAAATCCAGGAAACACCATTTATATTTTCGGGAATCCAAAGCAGACTTTGACTGACCGTTATCGAAAAGATAAGGTCAAGAAAAGTTATGGCGGAGGCGGTGGTGCAGCAGGCCCTGCCGAGCAAGCTCGAGTGGATTCTCAGGAAGCTTTGAGTGAGTTCTATAATGCATGGATCAATGTCGATCCGGAGGCTGGTCATATCGATCTTGGAACTCTGTATCGATATTACAATGAACTTGGGGAAAAGGTTACTGAGAATACAACATCCATTCAAATGGAGAGCAATGCTCTTGGCGCGAGAATCGACCTGAATGCGAAGTCTATCGGTGGACTCACCACACAGGTGAATATCAACACCCAAAGCATCAAAACTCTTGACGATGTTACTACACAAAATGCTGCCTCTATCAAAACTTTAAGCGAGGATACAAAAGCACAGATCGAATTAAATGCTGCCTCTATCAAGAAAGTGGAAGATCTGGAATCCGCCCATTACGCCCAGTTCATCCTGAAGGCTGATGAGTTTGGCAGTTCGATCACTGCTTTGGCCGAACAGATTGATCTAAGAGCTAAAAAAGGTGATGTTGAGGCTGCTCTGAACCTGAAAGCAGATAATGAAACGGTATCGGATATCAATGGTCGGGTAACTACTGTAGAAACCGCGACTGCCAACTTAAGTACTCGCGTTACGAATGCCGAAGCAGGTTTAACGCTAAAGGCCGATAACGAAACAGTATCAGATATCAACGGAAGGCTTTCGACAGTGGAAACCGCGACTGCTAAACTGAGCACACGGGTAGGCGATGCGGAAGCGTCCTTGACGCTGAAAGCCTCTCAGGATTCTGTTAATGGACTATCGCAGAGCGTTGCAACGTTGGAGGCGGATGTTGTCAATCTCAAAGGGCGCGTGGATGTGACCGGTGCCATGTATGTGAACGGCGGCGTATTGAATCTTGATGTACCGCTATATGCAATCGGGCAAGACATCCATTGCGATTGGATCAGAACAAATAAAATTTATATAGGATTGGATTTGTATAGTCCAACCGAAATCACCTCGACAACCGGCGCTGTGATGGCGTTAGGGCGCACGTAAGGGGTGCGTTCAGGGGAAACCCTGTTCGAAAAATCAATCTACGAATTGCGGGAACGGGGCGATGCACTGACCCCTCACCTAGTCCTCAATGCGGTATCGCCGGGGATTGAGGCGCAGATGGGAAACCGTCTGTAGAGCCTGATACGCTACAGCATAGCTTTGAAATAAAGGCAGGTGCGAATCGCGGCGAAAGCGGAAAAAAGTATCAGGATGGCATATGGTCAAATCCTAAGTGTCCGAGAAATGGGAAACCCGCAGCCGACCCCGAACGTCAAAATGGCGAGAGGAAACTCTAGGGGAGGGTTCAACGACTATGGTTAGATTCTCCCTGCCGAATGGCGAGAGTTAGAGATAGTCTACTCCCATGTGAAAGCATGGGTATCAAGGATTACAGTGATTATACGAAAGATCAGTGGCATCAATCTACCCAGGATGAAATAAACGGCCATGTACCACAGGGGGCCAGCTTGCATCCGGTGTTGGATAAAGGCAGTAACATTATCAAGGAATTGGTAACCCCAGCCACGCTTACAGCTGCGTATCTGCGCGATTGGCAAAGTTATGATTCCGGTGTGCTTGCCGATATTTGGGTACGCACAGCGGCAAGTTCTCCGCCGACAATATCCACTACTGGGAGTCCTTCTGTTGCAACTGGAAACGGATATACCAAGTATACGTTTGCCGGCGGAAGTAAGGGCCGCGCCGCAATTAAGTCAATTGACTATAATGCGTATGCAGACCAGGGTAACCTCCAGGGATGTGATGCTGCGTTTGCGTACACGCAAATAGCATTGCCGGCCGTTGTACGAAAACCCGCAAATCCTACGAAGCAGACATCAATATCGTTTACAGCCCCGGCTAACATAAGCAGGGGTACGAGGGTAAGTATCAACCTTGCAAATGCCGGATATTACAACCTTTATGACTGTACCACCTGGGAAGATTGCTATCGTGCATCCGGCGTGTCACGATCTTATATCGCCAAGGGGGCCTATGTTAGCGGCGGAAGCTCCGGCGGTGGTGGGACTGTGACAGTAAACAACTATACACCGGAAACCGTTGCCCGAAAGGTGCTGCAACCTGCCTCCCTCACGCCCGAGAAAACCCGAGACCGGAAATGGGGTTATTTTACCAGAGTTCCGGGCAGTGCGGAGTCGAAGACCAAAATGTTTTTAGTCCAGGGCGGATCCTAGGAACTGAAAGTTTTTACATTCCACATGGAGGAATAATACAATGGAAGACGTAATTAAAATCCTGAATTACTGCTGCTCGAAACTAGGCGAACTCAATATCGAAGCCAGTGATAAAAACCTGGACATTGTTATGGGTGTCAAACAGCTTCTCAGAAAGTCCGCAAACGCTCTCACTGAGGTTGTCGAGGCCAATCGCGAGGTTCCGCAGCCTGAACAGGAGCCTGCCAATGATGGTTCTGTCTCCAATACCGAAGAAGCTTCTAAGGCCTAAGAATTGAACCGTCAAAATGAATGGATAAGGAGGTAATTTCTCTTGAGCGCAATTTCGGCTTTTCTTGAAAAAATCAAAACTGCCGTGTTCGGAGAAGAAGTTCGTGGGGCAATTCACGACAGTATTCAGCAGTGCTACGCTGACGTGACAAACGCGAAGACTCTGGCTGATGATTCCATTTCTAAAGCTCAAAAGGCTACGAACAATGCAAATACGGCGGCTTCCGCAGCCAATACGGCTAAGACAAATGCCGATAACGCCGCATCAGCAGCCAATACAGCAAAAGCCAACGCGGAAAAGGCGACTACGGATGCCAACAATGCCGCATCGGCAGCCAATACAGCCAAAGCCAACGCAGAAAAGGCGACTACGGATGCCAAC